GAGCCCACCAATGACATCCCGTTTAATTACAAACAGCTTTGGGATTGTTTCTCGGAAAACGTGACCGTAATCGACTACAGCTTCCTAGCCTACCACCGCGCCCAGATTGTTTTGAGGGACGGAACTAAGGCATGGGGCACCTACATGTTTACCGTGGACTGGTTCAACAACCCGTACAGCGACGAGCCTTCCGATTATAAATGCGGCCATGTGTTTGCCGCGGACGATGGATACTTGCTTTGCATGCCGAACAATCGAATCTTCTGGAGAGACTCCAACTGGGTAACCAAGAAGCTTCCGGAAAACCTCAAACAATTTAAGGTGGACACCGAGCTACCTTCTGTGGAGAATCAATCCGACAGATGGGTGACGGAAGACACAGACTCGTTCTACTACGACATCCATAAAAGAGAAGAAGCAACCTAAAGGAGACACATATGAGACAACCCAAGATCGTAACCATCGGTACCCCAGCCTACGGACCAATCACCAGCGGGTACACAACATCTCTCGCTGCCTCCGTTAGCTTGTTCCAAAGATATGGCCTTGAGCTTCACGCCATTGTTTTGAACGGCCATTCGGTGATTCAGATGGCTCGCAATCGGGTACTCCGCGAGTTCCTGAAGACCGACAGCGAGATGCTCGTTTGGATTGATTCCGACATTTCATGGGACCCCATGGATTTGCTTAAGCTTTGCTTGCACGACGAGGAAGTGGTTGGCGCTACTTATCGAAAGAAGGTTGCCACCACTACTGAGTTCACAGTCCAATTGAAGCGCGGAAACCTTGACGCCGACGATCGCGGCCTGCTTGAAGTTGACCGCATCGGAACCGGATTCCTTCGCGTGACCCGCAAAGCCCTTGAAGATTTGACCAAGGATTGCAACCACCTCGACCTTCACAACAAGGCTAACGAGACCCACACGATCGGCGGTTCGGGCAAGTACCAAGACTCGCAGACCGAGTTCATCCACAATGTGTTTGAGGTTGGGATCTACAAAGGCGAGTTCCTTTCTGAGGACTTCATCTTTTGTGAGAAGCTCAAAGAGAAAGGCTACAAGATCATGATGGATACCAAAATTGATCTTGGCCACGAAGGACCCTACACATATCGCGGGAGCATTTCCCACTTTTTGAAGTACATCAAAGAAGAGGAAGCCAAAGCCGGTGGTAAAGACAAAGTGGATTGACCTTGCCATGCGGCTGGCAGACGCCGCGGCAAAGACAAGTCAGGATCAGTTCGTTCGAGTCGGTGCGGCAGTGCTTCGGCAGGACGGCTCCGTTTGCGGAATCGGGTATAACGGATATCCGCCCAACTTTGAATTGACCAAACAGGAATCCTGGGACCGCGATTACCGGCGGGACTTTATGGTTCATGCCGAGACCAACGCCCTTGCTTATAGTCGACCTGGCGAGCCCCACCTTTTGGCCGTGACTTACCCGCCTTGTAAAGCTTGCGTTTTGGAAGCCGCCCGATATGGCGTTAAATACATTGCCTACCGCGAGAATAAGGATCGCGACATCTTTCCGTCTGACTATTTGGCCGCCCGACTCGGTGTTACTTTGATCGTCGAAAAATAAAAAATAAAATAAATTTTTAAAGTACATATACCGTATTACAAAAATCGCCGAAGGGGGGTGGGGGAGGGGGTGCGTATAGGGGTTGTCCCGCAAACCCACAGCCCGATAGGGCAGGGGGGAGGGGGGAAACATAAAGGAAACAAATCAAATGGAAAACGCAATCGTAACTCAAGCAAGTATTGAAATCAAAGCCAAGCGTACCGCCAAATCGGGACGCATACTGAAGGCCGTGTTCGGTAACTGGAACGGCGAAGCCTTGGTCACTGAAGCGGGACGGCTCGCATCGAGGAAGGATTTTGGTATCGTGACTGATACCAAAGGCGTGCAACTCGCCTCCCGCTACGATGAAGCGGTCAATGCCTTCAACACTCTAGGGAAAGCCCGCCTCTCCTTTGAGTCTACCGAAATCGCATCGGGCAAGCGTGAGATGAAACGCATCTACACCAACCCCAAGACTGGTCGTACCATCTTGGAAACCGCCCCTGCGAATAAGGATGCCTCCCTCATCAAGACGATGAAGGAAGCAGGATGCACCGAAGCCCAGATTGAGGCGGTGCTGGCGAAACGGAAATAAGGTAGTAGGCGGAGGGGGGAGGGAAACCTCCCCCCTCCCCTTTTTATTTCAAAGAATCCAAGAATCTAAGAATCTATGATACCAAGCTTAACCAGCTGCAATGTCGATGACAGGCTTCATCGCATCATCGCTTCGAAGGACTGCCAAATTCACAATCGTTTTCCCGTTGCTTCCTTGATTCTGCGAAGCCAAGCCCAATGCAGGGCGAGCTATCTTGTCCACTTTCTCGAGCACATCGATATGTTCACGCAATTCTTTCCTGTCGCTAGGCATCGAAGATTCGAGGACGTCCAAACTATGGTCGACTTGATTAGCAATCCTCGACAGATATTGAGCCTGCTTATCGGTGGCAGTCTGAACAATCTGCTTATCAACTCTCTGTTTTATCTGAACAATATTCTCCAACTTCCGTGCAACCCACTTGCATCTCCTCGACCTACTATCCAAAGTGTTGATGCTGATACCATACTGCGATGCAATGAAGCTACGACTCTTGCCTCCAACGAAGTCTCTTTCTACTGCTTTCCAGTCTATAGCCAAGGCTTTAGGCATAAACCCAGCTTATATGCCCTAGTGCATAAGGTCAATGCATCTTTGAATCAAGGATTCAATGAATCCGTGCATCCTGTGCACCAGATTTCATCTTCCAACATCCATCCCCCCTACCTATCGGGTCGTTCCCGTAGGGGGAGGGGAAGCTCGGAGCGTATAGGGATTATGGAAGCAACCCTAACCCAAGGAGAAAACAAATGAGTAATACATACCTTCAAGACTTCGGTCTGCTACGCAAGCAGATGAACGATCGAGAGGTCAACGACCCTATGTCTGGCAGTGAAAGATGGGAGGACTTGCAGATGGACTTGCGCAAGCCCCATATCCCACAGCCTCGGCGGGCCAACATGCCTGCCAACCGCAAGCTCACGATTGCTGGTGTAACCATCGATATCAAGAAGCCCGATGCCAAGCTTACTACGAGTCTTGGCTTCGTCAGCGGTGGCTGTGCCAAGTATGCATTGTCCAGTCCCAAGGCTATCAACTACCGCACTCGGTTGCAGGACAGCCGATGCCAAGTCCGTGACCCCAAGGAGGCGGAGCTTTACTGCCCTTATGGTTCGGTGGCCGAGGCCATCAAGCGGTATGTCCGCAAGGCTAGGTTTGCCACCATCCCAAGCGTGGCTGACAAGTATCGTGAGAAGGTCAGACTGCTATGGCCAGCACGGAGGGTCGGGCGATGAAGTGTGTCATCTGTGACGACCTTATCGAGGCCGAGCGCATCAACCTAGGCTTCTCCAAGTGCAAGGGCTGTGCATTCCTGCACCCCGAACTCAAGGTCAAGGGTGCAATGGTCTACTCAGACAAGACAGGCGGGGCAATCAATGTGATGAGTCCCGATAGCTATGCAGACTACAAACGAATTTCGCGCAGGGTCGGTCAGCGTTCGGCACTAAGGAATGTGCTGGACAATGGCGGTCGCTCGCAATAACCAAAAGGAGATACAATACAATGCAAACTCAGTTCGAAGAAGTAATCGACGAATCCAAGCCATTTGAATTCGTCTGTGAAGGAACCTCGCATACTGCCTATGTGAGATACTACAACAACGGGGATATGGATATGGAGATTACCACCGATAACCCTATCGCTAAAGCCTACGACCAAGCTTGGGTCAAGGCCGAGGAATTGGGGTTGACGCGTAAACTCCACTCTAAGCCCGATACTCTAAATGTGCTTATGGCGTGTAAGAAATTGTTAAGTAATAACCAGTAACCAAAAGGAGACACAATACAATGAGTCACGAAATCAATGGACAAACCCGCTGGACTCCCGAGCAGTTCGGAGCTTTCGTTGCTGGAACTGCAAGCGGAGCGGACAAAACCAAGACAGCCTGCCCTGTCTGCAAAGGCACGGGCTTGGACTGGGACCACCCTTGGCCTAACGGCATGCCTAACGGCATGGCCTCGCACTGCGAGGAATGCGATGGCTACGGGGAGGTAACCAAATGAAAGGCAAATGGAGAGTAGTGAATGGTGTGGGCAAGGTAATCCGAGCTGGATTCCTCACCGAGCAAATGGCCTACAAGTGGATGCACGAACACAACAACGAACAGTCCAAGAGCTTTCACTTCTGGATTGTGGAGGAAACCCGATGAGCGTGATACTACCAATCGATGCTTACATCCAACTCAACGGAGTCGAGTACTATGGCAAGGTTGTAAAAGACGGAACACGAAACCACCACCCTATGTCCGAGTATGTCGGCAAGCGTGTGTTTGATGTGTCCAAAATTCAGTCAGACGAGTCATGGACTCATTGGTATGTCTTCGAATCCGAGATGCCATTGCCCAACTTCTATGACTCTACGTTCATTCACTCGCTGGACTATGCGAGCTGGATAGATGTGGACAGGGATGACTGCGACGCACCTGGACAGATGTTCAGACGCAGAGCTTACATCTCAAAGATGGGTCAGTGGAAGATGGTCATCACCCAAAGCGGAGGGAGGGACATATGATTACCATAGAAAAACTAGTTGAGATTCTCAAAGAGGATATAACTCGCGTGCGGAAGTATGTAAATAAAGATGTGTACGACGGAGATGGAGTTCGCGACATCTTCCAAGAGGGTTACAACTATGGTCACGAAGTGACTGTGGAACAAATACTAGAACTAATCGAGAGAGGAGGGCGAATCAAATGAGAGGTAGGTCTATCGACCCCAAGTATGTCATGACCAATGCAGTCCAAGCTCACTATGGGCGAAGGCTGACTAGGAAAGACTGGGAAAGAAACGTCAAGATGGCAAGACGCACGAGCCGAGCGACCATCGCAATCAAGCGGAGCGAAGGCTTGGAATATCAGTATGCGTTGACCGATATTCATCGGAGCATCATCAAGAAAGCGATGATGACCTTCGACGAAGCTTACCAACGTAATAAGGTAACCAAGAAGCTTGGGCTGGCTTGGGTTCTGTGCGGATGAGTGTCGAGAGACTTAAGCTGTGGATTTGGCTGGCTTACCATACGCCATCACCAAAGCTTTACCACGGCAACAACTAGGCGGATAGACAGAGTGCCCCCCTAGCACGGGGGCACAAGTCTGGCCGATAGGCTGGAAACGAAAGTAACACTAACCAAGAAAGAATCAGTAAATATGAAACTGAATAACGAAGGTAAGATAGTCATTGAAGTGAAACACGGCGTGTCTTCGGACGGGAGTCTGAACGGCCGTTACTATATGGCCAGCATTGATGGCTGGACTGGTGAAGGTCTGACCGAGGAGGACGCGGTGCGCGATGCGCATCAGTCCCGTGCGGAAGCTTTGACCAAGCTTCACCACAACAACCGCGTGTTTGGAACGCGCTTAAACTTCGAGGTGGTCTCGTGAGTTGGGCGGAGTTCTTTGAGGTGATGACAATCATCATCCAACTCGTGTGTGCGTTTCTGGTCATACCCGCCTGCATTGTGGCTGGCGTGATTCTCATCAACCGCCTTCTCAAGATGGCCGCGGAGGAACTCTCTTGAAAGCTGGCGACAAGCTATGGGTTGATGCCCAAATGATTGAGATATTAAAAGGTCACAATCTTGGGCGGAAGTTCCGCTTGAACACTGGCGTGGTCGAGGTAGCTGGCGACATCTACACCGATGACACGATGGTGCCGAAGGAACTGAATGTAAAAGTCGGTGATGCCCGCTGGGTCAGCTTGCCTTTGGGTGAGCTGGAACGCCCGTGGCGTTACCCAACCTTCCGCCGTTTGCTTGCGGTTATCCGCTCGTGGACTGGTGACTGGTTGTTCCGTGCTCGCAAGAAAGAGCAGGGAATCGACATCGAAGAAACAATCAACAATGAGGAGAACGAAAATGATCAAAGTTAAGCTTGGTTGGGAGTGGATGCGTTGCGGATTCTTTATAAATCGATTCTATTCGAATCCATTCAAAAAAGTAATGGTTGCAAGCTTGCAGTTCAAACCTCTCGGGTTTGAATTATATCCTTCAACCGAATCGGCAATCATTTACTTGGAGCTTGTCATCGGCACGCTGATGATCAAGTTGAGCAAATGAAGGCTGACAAATACTTAGATACTTGCACGGAAGCAGAGTGCGAGTTTGTATATGAGAGGTTTTACGGCCAATCGACGCATGAATTGGTTGAAGATCTCCTAAGTTACATTGACCACAAACCTATCAAACAATTAGTCGAAAACTATAGAAAGGAAATCAAATGAGTTACCCAATCGAAGTAGTAGCCGAAAAGGGAACGCTCCAGCGCAGGCTGGGGCTGACCCCTATCGACCGAACCTCAACGGCAGACTTCCCGAAAGGGAAGGTGACCATCAGAACAAACAGAGTTCCCACCTTGTCAGAGGGCGGAGCTTATGCGTTCTACTACTCTAACCCCAAAGGTTACAGAGCAGTGTGTCACGTCGGCCCTGTATTTGAATATACAAGCCAAGGAAGAGTTGCCAGTGATGAAATGTATTATCACTTCAACTCTGGAGTCTTAAAGAAATCTGAACTCGACGCGTTTGTCGGAACCATCAAGGCCATCGAAGCCAAAGTCGATGCCCTTATGAGAAAGGAATCCAATGGCTACCAAGACGAAATCTAGTAAGAAGAAGCTGATCAAAGACCATGTCGATCGGATGCTGTTTGATCGGATGATGAATGAGAAGCCGACCAAAGATCGGCTTGAGAGAATCAGTGTACTTGAGTTCATCGAAATCTATGGCGACGACGACCACAAGGAAAACATCATTCTACTCGATGGCTTGGACAAAGCTTTCATGGGGCTTTCCTATCGAGATGGACAACACGGAACACAAGTGGCGGTGTATGGAATTACTTCCTGCATTAACCAACTGAAACGCGCCAACAAATGGAACTGGGATACAGCTGAAGAATACTTCTACTTCAATACCCGCTATGCTTATGTTGGCGAGTATACCCCGATGTTCATCGAGGAGATGGTGCGATGACTGCCAAGCTGACACCTCAAGAGATTAGGCAAGGCGACACCGTGTGGTGGCGCGGAAGCTTTGGCAACGATGGCTGGGAGAAGGCGAAGGTTCATCGGATTGAACTCGTCCGTCCAGGCCAGAAAGAGAATGGTCTCCTTGTGCCTTGGGTTCCCACGACCGTGATCGAGAACTGTGTTTTCGATCTGGACAATGGGCATTGGGCATATGGATATCAAATCAAACCAGTGGAGGAAGCTATATGAAAATCAAAGACTACCATATTGTTGGGAACAAAACCGACCGCATAGAAGTCACGGAAGCTGACTTGGCTGAAGGTTGGGAGAATCTTTGCAAGACGAACAAGATGCTCGCTGAGATGGAACAAGCTTCCTTGAAGAAAGAAGGCTTGATTGTTCTCCTGCGAAAACACACGCTGAAAAACGGAAGGGTGACCCGCAAGGTTGTGGACACTGGTTCCCTCGAGATTGACGGTGTTGACGGCAGAGACGCTCCAGACTTCTCCGACGCCTACTTCAGTGCTGGTCAGTTTAAAGACGGCACTGAGATGAGCGACGAGGAACTCAACGAGCTAGCCGCCGAGCATCCCGATCTTTTATACGAGAAGATCTACCACTACGCATCGGACTAAAGGAGGACATATGGGGTTACAGAATAAATGCGCTCGCTATTTCTTAGAAGACAACGCTCGCCCGTGCAAAGGCACGTACCGAAACGTTAGAGAGGTCTACAAGATCGTGGGCCAGCGTATTCCCAATCTCTTGTTGCACAAGTGCGACAAGTGCGGGCACACGACCCTGCCTTGGTCTTCGGTGTTAATAGTCGATAAGGCAACTGCTAAACATAGGAGAAAGTTAAAAAGGAGAAACAAATGAAAAAGAAACCATTACTTATCACAGTCGAGCAAGGATTCGTATACGGATACGATCTACCCAAGGGGGTAAATGTTCTTGTTGTTGACTTAGATGCAGCGAAACATGAAGGGCAGGAATCAAAAGCTAGGCGTTGGTTAAAGAGCGTGGCGAAAGGCTCTTGTCCAATGAAGTCCTCTGTGGAACTTAATTGGCACGATTGGACGCTGGCATGAGATTCTTCTACCACTTCAACAAACCTTTGACGCAACGACGCAAAGATATCTGGTGGACAATTCACTACCAGAACCAGTGCGTCCCCATCAAAGGCTTTGACTGTCGTGTGGCTACACACGATCGAAAACGCAAGAAGCAACCACTCGCAGTTGTATGGGGCGATGCCAGTAGCATCGTCATTCAAAACAACCGCGCAATCATTACATAGGGAGATTATATGACAGAAGCTCAACAGAAAGAAATTCTGGCTAGAATCACCATTGATGAATGGCTAGGCAAGATGGAAAACGAACGAAAACTAAACGAAAGGAAGACATCATGAAAAAGAAAAAAGCAAAGGTAACAGAGAAAGTTATGACGATCGATCGGAAAGACGGAAACCTCAACGGAGTTCCATTTATTCAGTTCCTTGTAGCGATGCTGGGGCTGGAAGCTTTGAATCGTGGAATGATGTTGACTCGAGTCGCAACCCCTAGTCGGTGTATGGAAATCATATCGCAGATCACTGGTCAGCGATACAAACGAACCGACAGGAACAAAGCGTTGTATGATGCCGAAGTGATCATGCATGCAATTCGTGAAGAGAAGAGACAGCTAGCCGAGGACGCGGCACTCGCATGAGAATCGAAGTAGAGAAGGATGATGTTAAGTTCGAATACGACGGAAAGAAGTATTCGGTAACTGGCACAGCCATCCACAATACCGAGAAGGAAGACATCGGTATTGGTTCTTATGAGTTCTGGGGTTCGCGTGGTTACGACAGCAGGATTGTCGAACAAAGCGAGTTCTCGGAATGTGAGTTCGATAGCTTGGCAATTTATCCAGACGAGGGGATGGAAGAAGTTCCAGAACCTTCTAAAGAACTTGTCGAGGCTGCGCAGGAAGCTTTGTATCAAGCGACCTACGAAACCGCGGAAGAGCGGGCTGTCGAGTTAAGCGACTAGACACTCTGCCCCGTCGCTCACACGGCGGGGTAGCAGTCTGGCCGATCGGCTGGAAACAAACGAAAACCAAAATGAAAGGACACAATATGGAACTAACAATACCATCAGAAGTGGTAGATGAGTTCGGTCGGGCGACCGAGTGGCTCAAGCTATCCAATGAGAAACGCAAAGAGTATCGGAGTCTATTCCTAGAATCCGCGAAGCAAGGAATCAAAAGCTGGGTAGGCCAGCACTTCACGGTTCAGATGGATGAGCACGATAAGGCAAGACTTGCCAAACCTTTGCTCAAATCCAACCTGCTCAAGTATCTGACGCCAGAGCAAGTGAACTACATCATCGATGCCTCAACAGTATCGAGCGAAGAGTGGCACTTCACGGCGCGAAGGATTCCGACAGGTGAGTAACGCTGTAAAGATTGCAAACGAGATAACAAAGTGGGATGGCTACGCTTTGTTTGACAAAGACAATGTATTACTCAACGACCAGTTATTCACATACTACGAACGGGCGCAGAAAATTGCTTCCTGTTACGAGAATGGTGAAGCCATCATCTGGAAAGTTGAACTGAACAGAAAGGAAAAAGTCAATGATAATTACGTCATCTAGAAACACGCCAGTATCAAGCGGGGTTACCGACACGATCGATTACAAGATCGATGTGTCCAACCTCGGTCACATCGCCAGTATCCTACGCAAAGCTTACTCTGACCCGATCAGAGCGGTTGTGCGTGAGTATGGCACCAATGCCTGCGAGGGTCACATCCTCAATGGTAAAACCAACAAGCCCATCCAAGTCTCGCTTCCGACTGGTATGAAGCCAGTCTTTACGATTCGTGACTTCGGCCCTGGACTTGGCAAGGAGAAGTTCCAAGAGTTGTTCTGCTCGTATGGCGGTAGCGACAAGCGGACAAGCAACGACTTCACGGGCTGTCTTGGTATCGGTTGCAAATCGTATGGTGCCTACACGGATGCCATTACGGTAACCGACTACAACGGAGTTACTCCCCACAAGGACGGAGTCAAGCGTATCTGGAATTGTCACATCGACGAGAGTGAGGTGGGCAAGGCATCGCTGTTAAGCGAGACCAAGACCAACGAACCCTCTGGTGTTGAAATCTCGATTCCAGTTCGGCCACAAGACATTAGTAGATTCCGCGAAACTGCGATGCAAGTCTATCGTGTCTTTGATGTCCGTCCCGACATCGTTAACCTATCGCCAGAAGAGAAGAAAGCATATGCCACTCAGACATACAAGGATGGCATTATCAAAGGAACCAACTGGTCTTTCAATGGTGAAGGCGAAAGCTGGCTCCAGATGGGTCTTGTGCTTTACCCGCTCAAGTCCGACTTCTCTGGCTCACCAGTCATCAAGCAGTTGATTGACGCTGGAGTCTACGTGAGGGTCGATCTTGGCGATGTCCAAGTCGCTCCGTCTCGTGAGGACTTGCAGTATTCACAGAAGACAATCCAAGGCTTGGTCAAGCATCTCAATCCAGTCATTGACTCGATGGGGTCGACCTTGCTTGCGGATATTCAAGCGGCTCCAGACTTCTTCCAAGCTCACATGATCTTGCGTAGATTCACTGGCACTGGCGGATATAGTTCCTCCAGTTTTCGTGAAGGCATTGTCAAGAAGCTGAAAGGCAAGCTGAAGTGGAAGGGAATCGCTATGTATGATGACAATCGAATTCCTCTATGTGTCTCGCCTCTCAAGAAAGACCAGACTGAAATCGAGTTGCTTAGATCTCACGGCATCACCGCTATGAGCATAGGCAAGCGTAGTTGGGGCAAGGCTAGATTCAATGTCGATCGCTCCGTTGACGAGCTGATTGTCCACAAGGACACACTCGTCATGATCAACGATACTGGCACTGGCTCGGGTGAAGCTCGCGTTCGTCACTGGTTGATGAACGGCGGGCCTAATGGAGCGACCGTGACTATCATCAACTTCAAAAATGGTGGCAGGGAGTTCCTTAACAAGACTCTCCCTTGGTTCGCGACGACGACATTCCAACAGGTGTCGTCTCTGCCCATGCCCCCACCGAAACAGAAAGGTGTAGATGCAAACGGAGTTGAGGTTGAATATGACAAGAATGTCAAGCACACCAAGGGGAATGTGTTTGGTTTACATTCCAAGTATCAACGCCAAGACAAGCGTAGTGACTATTGGGGAATCTCAGCAGTACCTACGACTGGCAAGAAAGTCTATGTAACACTCGACCAATTCAAGTGGTCAATGCCTGGTAAGGACTACGAGATGGAGGAGTATTATCCTCTACATCGGGCAAAAGAATACTTGAAAGCAATCGGGTATTGCGATCAAATCTATGGCGTGAAGGAAGCTGATGTCGACAAGAAGGTTGATGCAACTTGGACTAAATTGCAGGATGCAATCGAGCAGGGGACACAAGCCTTCCTCAAGGCTAATCCCGACAAGGCTCAAAAGATTGCTGATCGTTATGCTGTCTTGAGTTTCTTCAACTCTCGATCGGTATACAACAGCGATCGGTTTAGGAAAGAGGGTTGCTTCTTTGAGCGATGCTCGCTTGGTCGTTGGGTCGGCAATTCCAAGATTAGTCTACTCAAAGACATCAAGTCCGACAGCCCATTTCGAATCTTTATGGATAAGGTTCTGGAGATGTCTGGAGGATGCGCAGAAGAAGGAGACAAAGACTTGCCAGCTTGGCTTGAGGAACCACAGAATACTTGGGCTCTTGGCCGATCGAATAACGATGATAAGAAAGGTGTATACCAACAACTCAAAGCGTCGTTGCCTAAACCTTCTTATGATCTGAAAGGTGAGGGAACTGCAATAGCTTCGAGGTATCCATTGCTTTGCCACAGTAACTGGCAATCAGATGTAATGGAATATCCAACCGAACACACTGTCGAGTATGTGCATCTTGTAGATGCAGCTCGCAAAACAAAATAAAAACGAAAGGACACAGTAAGTATGAACTACATCATAACTGACGAAACAATAACAGCGGTCATCAACGGGAAGTCTCACACTATCCGTCGTGACCACGCAAATGCAAAGATGGTAATCAACGCGATCGCAGAGGGTCGTGCGGAGGGTGACATCGAGCAATTGATGGACATCACCAACGCACTCAATGCGTATCTCGGCAACTCCGTCGAGGTGAAAGACGGTTCGGTGTATCACCGCGGGGAGATCGTTGACGAGCGTATCGCCAAACGAATCCTCAACTTTATGCAGGAGAATCTACCAGTGGAGCCGATGACGCGGTTCTTGGAGAATCTCTACAACAATCCGAGCCACAATAGTCGTGCTCAACTCTACAAATTCTTGGAGCACAAGAACATGCCGATCACTGAGGATGGCTGTTTCTTGGCTTACAAGTCGGTTGATGAGAACTATATGGACCACCACACTGGCAAGTTCTCGAACAGAGTCGGCCAGGTGTTGAGTATCGCTCGTCGCAGTGTGGACGACAATCCCGAGAACGGATGTTCTTACGGATTCCATGCTGGCTCGCTCGAGTACGCCAGCAACTTCGGTGGTGGCGATCGTCGGGTCGTGATCGTCAAGATCAACCCCGAGGATGTGGTGTCGGTGCCCAATGACTGCGAGTTCCAGAAGCTTCGTACTGCAAAGTATGAGGTTGTCGCGGACTACACGGGACCACTGCCCAAGACATACGCCGAGTCGTATGACTCCACAGAAGACGACATCTACAACGAAGAAGATGTAGAGACCGATGAAACTGACAGCGATGACAGCCTTGTTACGGCAATCCGTACCGCGGCTCGTCAGTTGCTCGACGCAGTATCGAATCGCTAATCATTCGGGGCGGGTGGGCAAATCCCATCCGCCCCACTTGAAAGGAAATTATGATCTACACAGTAAGTCAACTAAAAAAGAAGTTAGCTCTCTTCGAACCTTCCGATGTCCTTTACGTTATGTTTTGGGCTAAAGACGAGTTTGAGGATAACTTCGAGAACCAAAAAATAACCAATAGAATGTGGTATCAAGCCTTGGAAAACCTTGATTCCGAAAGTGAAGAACAAGTAATTAAAGAAAGTATTGAGAATGAAATTCAATATCAACTTGATGAAAAGGAGACTGCATGATTGAAGTCGAATATAAAGGTAAACAAGCCAAGCTTATTGCGGGAACTAAGTTCCCCTATGGCTTGGGCTGGCATAAAGAGGACGCATCCGTCATCGAAACATTGAAGCTTCGAGGCGGAGACGCTTCGGTTCTTCTTGCCGAATGGTGTGAGGCAACTGGATTGGACAGCAATAGCAATCTAGTTCGTAAGGAACGATTCGAAGGCAAAAAACCTTGGAATCAAAAAGATGAGAACAAGAAGATCTACACTCGTGAAATCAGACTCTCTGTTTAAAAATAAGAAAGAGGCGGAGAAGATAGTCGGCACTCTATCTAAGCCTTCCAAAATGCCTGGGTTCGCATACTCGACCCCAGCTAAACACTGCCTTATCGGGCAGAAAATGAGGAAGGTTGCGGGTAGTATCTGTGCGTTTTGTTACGCACTGAAGGGGCGTTATGTATTTCCAAACGTCATGGCGGCGATGGAAAAACGTTTCAAGTCTCTGACTGACCCGCTATGGGTAAGCGCCATCTCGTATCTAATCGGAGGACGTAAGAATTCTTATTTCCGCTGGCATGATTCGGGAGATCTCCAAGGTGTATGGCATCTAAAGAATATTGTTGAGGTAGCAAACAACCTGCCAAACATTTTCTTTTGGTTGCCGACCCGTGAGTATGCCTTTGTATCAAGTTACATTGAGCAAGGTGGATTGGTTCCAGACAATCTGTGCATTCGGTTGTCGGCTCTAATGATGGATGGCCCTGCCCCAGAGGGCATAGCCAAACGTCTTGGGTTGACGGTATCGGGTGCCAGCATGACTGGTAACTTCAACTGCCCATCCTCGAAGCAAGGAAACAAGTGCGGTTCATGCCGTAAATGTTGGGACAAAAATGTATTCGCAATTGATTACAAAAAGCATTAGGACGTCAACCTTAAGTTTACTTATGGTTATCGTAATGATGGACTGCATTCCCGATAAGTACTGGCCTGTGTGGGCTAGACCTGGGAACGACAACATCATATCCAGAATTAAAATATTCGGAGAAAGGCATGTATGAGTCTATTAAATAAAGCGGCAGTTAAGCGGTCAGCTCTGGATTTGGCGAGCGCCAAGTTCAAGGAGCGGAACAAGACGAGACTAGAGATGGGGCTTGCCCCTATGAAGTTAGTTCCGTCGAGAGTTAGTAGTGAATTCATGGACACCTTTGAAGCCAAGGTCATTGGCTTATTGAATGTCATGGTTCACGAGCACAAGACAGGGGTGACACTATGAATTGTTATTGTATTACAAAACCAACGGAACAAAAGTTCCTATCGATCGATGAAACGTGGGTGGACTTTATCACGGGTATCCGTAATGACTCCATCCGAGGCTACACCTCTGAGGAGATGGAAGCCTTGAACAACGATGCAACGAAGCATGGAGGCGAGGTGCGACAGCATCCGTCTCCCGACGGAGTCACACTCCCCTTGTTTTATGACTGGGGTACGTGAAGTATTTGAGGGACTGAAGTCCCGAGAGGTCAGCCGTTACGTCAATTACTGGGACAAGATTAAGCCCAAGTCCCGTGAAGACGAATGGCGCTTCTGGATATTCTCGATTCTCGCGGCCAACTTCGGTTGGAAGCAGAACGTGAAAGCCTTTAACGCAATCAAGAATCGCGACTCGTGGAAGTCCGACCTTGGCAAGCTACAGTTCGAACTGTATCAAACCAAGACTGGACTGTGGCGGACCAAGGCCGTGAGCATCTGGAAGTTTGATCAGATGTTCGCCGCCAAGCCCCACATCTTCGAGCGTTATCCCAATGAGCCGTTGATGCAATACCGTGACAGGATTGCCGACAACGTCCCAGGATTGGCGATTGCCAAGTCAAGCTTCTATGTGGAGATGAAACATCACGAAGAGTCAAACGTTGTTTGCCTCGATCGTCGTGTGCTTAAGTCTATCCACAAGAGGGATAGGAACGTGAACAGGACTGACTACCTCGCGCTTGAGAACGAGTGGCAGACCTGCTCACAGGAGTACGGTATCCCAGCGGCTACTGCCAGATTCATCTGGTGGGACAAGTTGCAGGGGTATAAAAATAGTCGGTACTGGAGTGAGGTATTAGAATGAATATGAAAAAAGTAAATGGTGAGATTCTTTGGGGCGCTGGTGACAGCATCCATAAGATCGCATTCAAAGCAGAAGTGGACACAGCCAAGGAAAAGGTCGACAGCCTTAAACTTGAACTGGACCCGCAGTTCCTTGATGACGTTCTTCAGAACGTGTACAAGGCGGGTGCAGATGAAGCCCTCCGATTGGCCGCTGTCCAAGGATGAAGAACAAACGAAGATTAGCATCGAAAGTGTTGGAGAGTATTTACTTGTTCTTCACGCTCGTAGGTATGATGGTGGTATGTTGGTCCGTCTACTCGATGGCCCTCGGTACTTACGTCAAGACCTGCGAAACGATTCAAAAGAAACTATTGATGCGGTGATGATTTAGAAATGTTCGCCTAGCCACGTTTCGAAGTCATCTAATTTATTCCCGAGTTCTTCAGGGGTGATGATACTCAAGGAACAAGCACGCGCAAATTGCAAAATATCCGTGACTTGTTCTGGAAGTATTGCCAACTCTGGGGACTCGGGAATATTTTTTAACACAGTTTCATCCTTCTTCCGATAAGTATACATACAGTTTTAATAATTGAAAGCGTGATCAGATACGTCAACCAAATAATATCACGCTTTGTGTTCCTCATTTCCCCAGTTTGTCCCAGCTATATTGACTTGGCAACCCTGCCAGTCAGCATTGAATTGTGCCCAAGAAGCTTGCAGAAGCAAAGTTCGGCGAACTATCCGAACAGTTCCTCCGTGTATTACTCGCCGCTGCTGCGGTCGATGGTAAATCGGAAGAGCTGGTTATTACCCGTAAGGCTTTCCATGACCTCCACCAGAAATTAAAGGATGGCTACAATCCAGAGATAGATGTTTGGTTTGAGGACAATGAGCTTCACATTGCTTTAGCCTGGAGCGAAGTTCCGATTATCGGTTTTAGAAAAATCCGTGGCCAAAAATAAAAAGAAAAAGGTTAAGAGCTTAATCGATCACTCGCATCGACCACGTCAGGGCTTGCTTGATAAGGTCGCCAAGCTGGCGTTATACCACAAGAACTAGCGGCTTATCTCTTCCCAATCAATGGAAGCGAATAAATCAGAATTGTTATTGTTCGCCGCGCAAACAACTGAAAACTCAAAGGCTGTTCCCAAGATACCATTTCGTTCTAACTGATTGGCGAAGAGGGCTTCTTTTAGAATATCGATACCTCCACCAGTTTGCTGAGTAGTGCTGAAATAACCAGACGCCATAGTTCTTCCCGCTGTCGTGAGTGTTGTTGCTGTAAGGTTGTATTCTACCGCGCTGTCGGCGCCAGCGCTTACCCATGTTCCCCCTGAAGATATACTTGCATTCCTAACCTGCCAGTTAAAAGTGTCTCCTGTAGTTTTTCCAAGCAAAGAGAGGGCTGTTATGATAACTACGGCATCCGTTCGGTCTACAGGAGGAGTGCTAGCGGAAGACTTTAATCTGAGTGTGACGACTGGATAAAAGGTTCCAGCTGTGGTTAGTCTAAAGGGGCTTGTGACCGCAGTCCCGACAGCTTGTTGGGCTCCTCTCAATTCATATCCGCCTTCGGATAAAACCGTAGAGCAAACTTGTTTGAGGTTGCTGGAGCTAGAAGTAACCCCTACGTTTTTAATTTCGTACCGAAGTGGGAGACTTGCCGTTGTTATATAAGTTGACGTAATTAAATTGGCATGATGAAACGAATGACAAAGAATAAACTGACCGTTAATTATAAATCCTAGACGAACAGTTCCAAGACCTAACCATTCGATGTCCATCCAGAAAATCTGGGCTTTTGTAATATCAAGAGTTATACCAGAAGGGCCAGTCCCATCGAGCTTGTCCCCATTCCAATCAGCTTGAGCTACTGGGGTTTCTGTAACGATTCCAGTTACCAAAGACCGTTCAACTAGACTCAACGCGTTACCATAAAGTTCAACATATAAACCGTTATCATCGCCATAATAGCCAACCCTCTGGCGAAGATTTGTTTTAGTTGGACTCATAACAAATGTATTCATGACCAATAAAGATTTTCCAGGTTGGTAAGAAAATACTTTTGTTGTCTCTCGAATTATCTCGTCATTATTTGCTGTGCCAATTGTTAAATCCATGAGACCCTGGCTCGCGTTGAAAGTAGCTGAAGCGGTGCCAGAAGTATAAGTCGACCAAAGCCCATTGTCCCGATAGCGATGGCTAGAATCAAAGAGGGTGAAAGGTTCAGAGACCCTTAAACGACCAAAGGAATCGGTAGGGAAAGACCCGATAATACCGCCAGTCCCACCAGTTGAAAGGTTGTCTAGGCTACTGGAGATTTTTTGAAGACTGCGTACTTCCGTATCAGTCTTGAGCGGAGTATTATTCTCCGGAAAATAGTCAGGCATAAACTATGCCTGGGGTATCAATACTTACCCAATCCCCGACCTTTATTGGAAGGCTGGGGCATAACGTAAGGCTTTTTCTTTTCAATCTTAAGGGAAGGCGACTTGTTGGTCGGCATCTTTGCGTTCTTTTGATTCAGGTTAATAGATAAATTTTTCATATTATCATTTATTCAAACCAGTTTTTTCCAAGGTATCTTGTACCTTCATTCGTCGGGCTCGAACCATCTGGTCATACTCATCCACCCTACGCATTGCTTCTCGTTCTTGAATCTTTTTATCAATAGCAGCTCGCTTGGCCTCTAGATCTTTAATAACTTCCGGTGTCATAATTACGCCCGGCTCCTCCTTCATGGAAGGGTTCTCGCTGTATTTAGAATTTTGATAATCCCGCCGTGCGCCACTAACGAGCTGACTATTTTTTGCGGAGGGCGGCACGTTTTCTTTTGTATAAGCATTCTTTACTTCATCTCTCAATTGTTCTAGGAGAGTAAGCGGTGGGGTTGAAGCCGCGTATTTTAAAGTTGGGATTATGTCCTTGTAGTCCATATTATTTATTTTTCGATTTGCCGGCCGCCGTTAATGCAATGGCGATGATCTGTGCCCTCGGACGAACCTTGCCGCCAGCACCTCGGGCTTTACCTTTTTTCTTGTTATCAGCGTAAAGTTCGCTGATGTTTGCAGATACGTTTTTTCCTAGAGGCATGGGACTATGTTATAGGGTATAGGGTTGGGGGTCAAGAGCCCTTTTCAAGTTCATCCTCAACGCCATCCGAATCCTTGTCCTTAAAGCTTTGTGGATCGCGGGAGAATATCTTGTTTGCTAGCAGGTACTTTTCTTCGGCCGACATCTCTGTCCACGATTCGGTCCTACCCCTTGGCCTCCAAAGGATTAGGGTTATTACGATCCCAACAAAAAATATGATGGGCCAGAAGATCATTTGCCTAGCCCTGTTTTTTTCTTCCAGCTTATGGGTTTTGAACTCGTTTTTTTCCTAGCTGCCGAGTTGCACATTGACCTAGTGGGGCGACAAGCTGGATAACTTCCACCGCTATCAGCCGACTTTCGGCCACAAGGACCACCAGTCTTACAGTTGATCCAACCCTTACCTTTGTTGCGAGAGAACCAACCGTGTAGCCCTTTCTTCTTTTCGAGTTCGAAGCCCACTATTTCTTCCCCTTGTTCCCCCAATTAGCTGCCCCTACTTTACGGCACTTTACCAAAGCTCCGCTGGCGTAGGCCGAAGGCCAAACGGCATAACGAGCTTTTACCTTGCGGGTACAGGCATCATTAGCTTTCTTTTTTCCGAGGGGCATCTTAGTATTTTCCCTTCCGATTAGATGGACTAGACTGAGTAGATCCTCCTGGTCCAGCCCATAGATTTTTGCAAGCCCAGTACTTGGCGCTTAATTTAGTTCCAGGGTTATCGCAGTTATGGCGGGCCCGGAAGGATTTGCGCGCGGCGGCCGAGTAGTTGTGGCCGTATCCTTTGGCCCCAAAGTGTACAAGTCTTTCTTTCCCGCCCTCGCAAGCTTTGACCATGCGCTTCTTGCCTGGCCGTGTGCTTGGCCGAGGCTGATTGCAGGGCATGCTGGCTTTTCCTAGTGGCATACTAAAACTCTACTTACTGTCTTTCGGGATACAAGATACCCTCTTGATTTTTCTCAAGAAGAACTTGGTATAGGATTGCTTTTTTAATTGGATTTACAATTGCTCGCGTCGCCTCTCTAAACTGTCCTGGACTCATCGCCTCCAGCTGGGGAATGACTTGGGATAGCTGTTCCTGAATAACAGGACCAGCTCTCATCATCCATTCGTACTTCTCGTCCGTTGAGAGTTCCCGTTTGAGGTTGTAGAAATCGTCCTGTGTTAGCTGCTCGCCTTTGGCTTGAGCGTCCTGAATCATCTCAGCCATAGCAAAATCTTTAAGGGGGCCGGCATCCCAATCCAATGAGGAACGCTTAGATGCAAACATGGAAATAAGCTTATCGTGAATTGCCTGTGGGGTTCTATCCCCATTGTCATAAGCTTTAGAATCAACGCCTGTAGTTGTGAGTCGACGTAAGAAGGGAATAGTATTCGCTACCTGTGTCTTTGTGTTTCCGCCAAGGAAATCAAGGTCAGGTCTACCAACCTTTGAAGCGAAAGGAACGGACTGAGCAAACGTAGATAGAAAATTTTCTTGATACGGGCGCGCGGATGGCGAACCATATATACCATTAAACACTTGTTCAAAATCCCGAAGAGTTGCATAACCCGGTATCAGACCTCCCGCAACATTACCCATGGTTTTACTTAGGTTGGTCATGATTCCTTTTGCGTCTCGCTGGCCAACGCCGGGAGAAGTGAGAGACATAATCTGACGTATGCCAGATAGAGCCGCCATATCTAGAACACCATACATAGCGAGAAGCGCACCGGTCGCCCCACCAAGTAGGATAGACTCTGCCACGGATCGTTTCTCGTATCGAATAGATTCCGTAATAGCCCCAGCTAGAAGCAGAGGTCCGGACAACCCAACGGGGAAACCCTCAAAACTAAAGAAGCTTGGTTTACCTTCACTGAACCTCCCTAGCTGGATGGAGCGAAGTTTGCCTCCGGCGGCAAAGAAAGCTTCGCGTTGAGCCGGATCCGTTGGTCCCTTGAAGTGAATATTAAAATATGGGTCATCCTCTCCACTCATAGCGTCCTTAAGGAGGAATAAAAGCCCAATGGTAATCGCATATCCAGCATTCATTTTTCCAAGCATAAGATCATGCTCAACTGTTCCGGGAACAGGTGGAGGACGATAATATTTAGTGTCCTTCAACATGGCCGCGGAACCACGATATAACCTGATGGTGGATATTGCGGGGAGAAAATTTAAAACTTCGTTTGCCAAGCTTGATCCAGTTTTTAAGAACTTAATAAACAGCCTTAATGGCCACGCCTTGGCAGAGATACTTGTCAGGCCATCGGCCAGCAACCCAAACCAGCCTTCAAAATTGTTTGTATATGTTGATTGCGCTGCGAATGTTTTTGCTTTTTCCGTCAAATTTTTAACGCTCTCTTCGTCTGGTCTACCCTGCTCGAGAATTTCTTCTACCCGTAACGATTGCTGTTCGGGCGTTAAATTAAATTCCTTAGCCTCCGAGGCGGCTTTGGCCTCCGCACGCTTTCTGGCTTCAGGACTTTGATTTAAAAGGCGGGCAACTTCTGTTTCAATCTCATCGTTTGTCTGGAGACCTTGTGCAATCGCAATGTTAGTTGCCTCTGCAATCTCATACATTTTACGTGAAGAGATTTTATTGATCGCGTCACCAGCTGCCATGGCTCGACCGAAGAAAATGAAAGGGGCAAGAGCTCCATACTTACTGCTAAGATATTTAGAGTCTAGCGGAATTCGGTATTCTTGTCCGAACACATTTACGGGAAGCTCAGGCTGAACAGCTCCTGGTTTACCCGCTCGGTAATCTTCCCCTTGTTTTACAATTGCTTCCCAGATATTAACTCCACCCAATTCCTGGGTCAAAGCATCTTGAATATTTGAATAATCTCCATTAAAGAATACGTTAGCTGCGGCATTCAACGCCGGCTTCTCGCCAGCAAAGATAGCTGAGTTGAGCGCAATCGCCGCATCCCTATAAGCTTTGGCTCTTGCCTTGTCTCCGCGAACCCCCTTCATCGCGCCAACTGCCGCAAGAATTGCGGCGTTGAGCTGATTGCTCATCGACGAAGACCAAGCATTGATACCGATCGTTCCAACTCCTGCCAGCAAGTTGGAAGTTTGATAATTCACGAGCAACTCTCCCCATAGCTGGGGCGAAACCAACTTTACATACTGATACATCTCAGAAATCTTTTTATTCCGAATCATGCCGACCGGATAGAGAGGGAGGTCTTCAATCAACTTGTTGAGCTTCTTGCGTTCTTCCTCTTTAAGCTCGGGCAATCCAAGCTGAGAATGCATTTGAGCGAATACTTCACTATCGTTCAAAACTCCAAGGTTGGTGGCCTCAATCAAACGGTCTAAAGCTGAACGCATCTTCCTAGTCTTACGTTCTTTTTTTGCGTCAAATCTTTTCTTAATTCTTTCTAGTTCTAGCTTACGTTCTTTAGCAATAAGATCCGTCAATCCTTCCCGCAGGAAATCGGTCACTTCTTTCTTTTGAGCTTCGTCGAGCGTTGTGTTCTGAGTCAGCAATGCACCTAGCTTGTTTTCAAAATCCATGATATCGCCCTTGCTCGAACGGATGAGACCGCGAATATTAGTTTGAGGCCCACCGATTGATTCGAGAGAACGAACTGCCTGCTTCAGGCTCGACACAGTAAAGGGACGGCCAAAGGCTTCATCGATGAAAGGCTCAAGTCCAGCGAGTTCTTCTTCGCTATAAACTTCTTTCAAGGAGTCACGCACATTGTCAATAAACTCCATGACATCTGGATACTTCTCAATTCTATCACGAAGAACTTCGGCCTCAGTCGGCTTCGGCTCTGGTGTGTAGGTAGGCTGAAGTCCGCCCTGCTCTTTTGTTCTCTGTGCGATGAGTCTGCGAATACGTGCAGCAAACTCTTCGAGCTGATCTTTCTTCTTTGGCTCTTGCTGTAGACGGGCTGCCTGCTTTTGTAAAGCTTCCGCTGATGCTTCCGCCAAAGCTTCAAGTCTCGAAGTGGCTTCGGTAGGAATTGCAACGGGAGCTTGGTCTTTGGCTTTAGCCTTGGCATCAATCACGCGACGAATTGCTTCTCCGCGTGTGGCGGGGGGCTGGATGCCCTCGCGGGCGCGAGCTTCGCCAAGAGCTTGAGCTGAGAAAATTTCAAGAGCATTAGTCAAAGCGGCATCAAAATAAAGATCGAGTTTGCGTCGAACATTCTCCTGATTCTTTGCGTCCCGCAGAGCTGGGGTAAGCATCAGCAAGCTTTTGATCTGATCCTCGGAAGCGGCCGTCACGCCAGGGTTTTCAGAACGCTGAATGATCTCAAGTATCATTCGGCTCAGTGCGGTAGTTTGTTCTGGATTGAGACGAATGCCATCGGCATCACTTCCCTCAACCTCGGGGGCAGCGGCTAGATCTGCCCCAAGGAATTCCGCTCCATCTGCCAGCGCTTGCTCGCTTCCAACGTATTCTGCTACTGCCGCTTCGAGTTCGGCAACAGTTGCTTGCTTCTTATTAAGCTCTACAAGTTTTGCAATCTTTTCAATCGTCGACTTTGTCTTCTTATCTGTCGTTAGTTTGTCGACAGCTCTACGAGTGGAGTCAACAAGACCAGAGGATATCTCGCTTTCTTCTTCTGCAAAGCCTGTCAGCCTTCCTCGAATCGACGAATCAATTTGTCGGTTAATGTACATCTTCATGGCTTCTGGATTGTTGGAGAGTTCCCCTAGTGCATTCCAAAGATCAACGGTTCGTCCAGGTTCGGTGCCGTACTTCCTGCTCAATAGGAGCATTACCTCGGCCAACTGTTCCCTGGCGTACAGGTCTGTCTTAGCTTTCGCACCAAGAGCATTGGCCAACTCAAATCCAATTGCACCCTGCAACGGCAAGGAGCTTTTGATGTTACCGCTCAAGAAAGCGTTGAGAGAATTCTGCAATCCGTTTGTAGCGATATAAGATTTAGCGTCAGCAAATTGTTGTTCGCGTGGTACAGATTGGTAGTACCAAGCGTCCAGAAGTTTATCTTTCACCTTGCCTTCGGGAAGAACGTCAACGAACTGCGTGACAATATTTTTTACGGCTCGGCTTTCACGAATCTCAGGGGCTGGTGATACGCGAATAACTTCGGTTGATGGTACTGGGATTGAAACTGGTCCTCCATCTAATGAGACTGAGTTAATGATTGGTTTCTCAGGTATAATTTCTATGGCTGGAGCCGGAGAGATAACCTTGGCGAACTTATTATATCCAGCATCGCGGAGAGCAGCGATCAGAGGTCCGGGGCTGGTATAACGTTGTCCGTTATAGTTAACCACTTCCTGTCGTTCGAATAGTCGGATGACGGCATTAGCCGTGGCTTTTGCTTCTGAGGAAGCTGTGGTCGGAACGGCTATGTTGCCCGGAATCTTGACGCGATATTGTTGATATGCTGGTTGAGGTTCGAAACTTTGTTCGTTGCTGGTCACTTCAGCGGGTGCAGAAGTTGCCACAAAAGCTGCGACTGGCAATGACCTTCCAGCCTCTTCCATATTCTCGGCTATCTCAAGGGCTTTATTGGCAATCGCTGGAAGACTTGCCCGACCTCCGTCCATAACGGCTTGCGTTGCGGAACGGAAAAGATCGCGCTCATCAGCCGTAATAATCCCACGGCGTCGGCTAATATCGAGGGCGTCCAGCCACTCCTCTACGCCAACAGTCTTGAATAAATCATCGGCAACTGTAACTCCAAGTACGCCTTCGGTTCTTCCCTCAAGATGATTCTCAATCATGCGGTAGATTCGAAGATCGTATGAGTCAAATACGGTCGCGGCACGGGGTGCAGTTGGTGAAGTTCCCGGAGCAGGGATGGGTCTGGCCGGAGCTTCTCCAGCTTGTACAAATTCTTTTGATGTTTTGCGAAGTGTGGAGATTGCGTCCTCGATGCTTTGACGCATTACCAAACGATCTTTTGCGTTCGGAGCCAATCCCAATCCACGCTTGACCACTGTAGCCATGCTGTCAAACCACACACCGAGTCTAGCGAGAACAGATCTATTCTCCGATTTAATAATATCCTTGAGACGTTGAGTCGCCCGAGCAATGTCGTTTGCATTTACGGAGTTGACCTGCTCAGTAATTCCGCCCGTTAATTTTAACTGGGATAGCTGACGAATTCCTTCCATAGCAACGAAGAAAGGATCGTTCGCAAGAGCTTTAATCTTTGCTTGCGTGTCTGGGTTTGTTATGTCGGACCCTAATGTTGCGTAATACAATCTTCCAATAGCTAGTCTGGAGGCTTGAGATAATGAATCACCAATCGCAGTGAGTTCTTCGATAGGATCAAGGCCAAGCTCGCGGTAATACCGAAGCGTCTCCATGTGGATCGTTTCTTCGATCAATGCCTGGGTTATGTAAGACTTATAAGCATCGGGAGCAAGTGCGTTCCTTCCTTTTTCCAGGAGCGCGGGGTTGATTACAATGACGTCGGAATCATTATCTGACCCCACCACAACAGCTATTGGATGATTGAAATTCGGATCAAGTTTTACGTTGTAATTATGGGCTTGGCCCTTGGCGTCGCGGAACGTAATTACATTATTGTTGTAGTCTTTCCCAAGAGCCAACTTTAAAATCTCGTCTGTAGTTGCGATTTGTTCGGGAGTAGGCTCGGCTTCAGAGCGAACAGTAGCTACACGTTCTTGTGGACCAGCCGGAAATTCAGTACCTGTAGTTATAGACTCCTCATTTACGGCTCCCGATAAAACTAATTGTTTTAAGAGCCAATCCGCGTAACCAGAACCAATGTTCATTTTCTTTTGTATAAATGATTTACTAACTGTCTGTTGACCTTTTAGTAATTCCAAAGCTTGTTTAAATCTCGCTTTATCTGTTTCTCCTCTTACTCCTTGCCCCAAATTATTTATAAACTCTTCTAAGTTTTTAGTAACTCCGCTTGGTTTAACTATAGTTTCTTCAGCCTTCAGCCCTTCAAACCCAGCACCTGTGGTGGCGTCCAGCAAGCGGAGCTTGGCACGCATCCGGTCAATGTTCTGTTGGTCAACTTCGGCTTTCGACTCCAAGAAAATAAGATTGGGTCGGCTGGCGCTGTCAGTACGCCATACCCTATAGATGAGCTGAACAGCTTGAATCGCGCTGACGGGTGGCGACATAATAATCATGTCGCGAGGCTTGTCCCCGAACTTATCGTCAAGCTCAATTCCAGTGCCGCCCATTTCCTTCGTGGCGATCAGAACATCAGCTGCGTTCTCATTGAAAGCTGCGAGTGCCTGTTCCTTAGTCTGCTCTGAACCAGTGTACATCCTTGCAATTTTGAGATCAGGAGCAAGGCGAAGGATTGCCGCTTCTACCGCGGCTGAAGTTGGGTCGACCGTTTCTCCGCGGGCATTTGTTTCAGAAACAAACCCGACATAGATAACTGGCTTACGACCTTGGCGGATAGATTGGATGGCTCGCTTGGCCGCGGCATCAACTTTATATTCTTCTAGCGCCCGCTTCTGAGCGGCTACCAGTTTGCGTAATGATGCGATGTCGGTGTTCTGTGCGCCACCATACATGTTCTTGATGTCTTCCAGTTGCTTAATGATTGCAGAGTCCAACGGAACATCTTGGAACTCTACATTCACACCATCCAATTTGAGGGATCGGGAACGCAGGATTCCATTCTTTACGAGTCCATCGAGATACGCTTCGAGACGATCTTGCATCTCGGCTTCGGTAACTCCGGGCGACAATGTCCAATAAGATTTCTTTCCACCCCGGAGGTATTGCTTCTCAAACCCAAGTCTTTTGATCAAGGCATCGGGCGACTCGGTGTCGAAGATACCAAGTCGTCCAAGCGAGAGAAGCTGATCGGGTGTCTCAAACGGAGTTCCAGAAGCCATCAGTACTCGACCGGCCTTCTGTGAAATCTCATTCATCAGGATCGACCAAGCGCGGCTCTTACCTTCTTGAATTGCTTTATGCAGATTTCGTCCGGAATGCTGTTCGTCAAAAATAACAACTGTCTTTGCATTCACTAACGGAAGAATTTTTTCCAAGTACTGCGAAGTGTAAGTGGAGACAACAACTTTTCCTGGCACATTCTCAATTGGAAGACCGCGACCACTCTCACCCTTACCACCACGAGCCGCGATCGGAACGCCCATCAATCCGGCATCTTTCTCAATCGAACCGCCGATTGTGTTGAGATCCCAGTTCGGGGTAACGGCATCGGGAGCCGTCAAATAAAATACATTAAATCCTTTGTTGAGATAGTATTTGGCTGCCGCCAACAACACTCGGGTCTTGCCAGTTCCAGGACCATTAGCCAAGTAAAAAGCTTTATGCTTGGAGCTTTCCATCGTGGTGATGGCCGCCGCCGCATCTTGCTTTTGCTCTGGAGATAAGAGGCTAGTAGTTTCTGATCCGATCGGATCTAGAACTTTCTCGCTGTAAGGTTTGCCTAGCTGGTTGCGGGATTCGACGAAGGACTTGGGGATGGGGACGCCACGAGCGCGTTCAGCTCCAGGTCTCCCGACTCCGGTTGCCCCACCTGCAACAGCTCGTCCCACTTCTTCCCGCTTAACGGGAACGGTTTCTTGAGAAACTCGCTTTGTGGTGGCAGCACGTTTGGCTTCGATTTCCGCGAGCTTCTGGCGAGCTTCCTCACGTCGATCATCGGCTGTTTTGGCTTTTGGCTTGGGGGTTGGTTTAGTTGTTGGTTCTTCATATGTTCCTTCCTCGTTGGTGGTAATTCCGCTATCGGCCAGAATCTGGTCGTTGACCTTTAGCAGATTTGATCGGAAGGTGGCGGCAATATTGTTCTTTGCCGGTCCCTCTTCCATTGTTTGAGAAGCCAGATAAGGCTCCGCAAGTTTGTTTAATTTATCGACATAGTCATCGGACTGAGCTTTGGAAATGTTTCCGTCATCGAGGGCAGTCTTAAGATTGCTGTCGACCGCTTCAGCCAGTTCAGTGATACCCTCAGGAGAAAGTTTAGACTCAACTACGGAATCCATATATCCTTCAAAAGCCCGAAGGATATTAACGGAGCGGGTGCTTTGGGTTTGTTCGAGCAATGCCTTGGCGGAGGCAAGCTCTACGTCGTCAAAGAAATCATCGGCCTGTAGTTTTCGGAAGCGTTCGATTGCTGGCTGGATTTGTTTAGCAGTTAGACTTCCCTCTCGGACAATTCCTTCTGGTTCCACGACCTCTCGAACTGGAAGAGTTCCAGCTTCCTGATTCTTGCGGTATTCAGCCTGTAACGCAGAAACAAACTTCTGCTGAACCGCCGGCTTCAATGCATTGATGTTGTCGACAGTAGTTCCAATCTTAGCGGCATCTTGGGCTGTAGCTCCTTTACCGGAAGTCACGGAGTCAAACGCGAGTTTCTCGGCTTCAGTTCCTAGCGATTGCCTAAAAGGTGCTTGAAGGTTCTGGGCAAGAATGGAAAGGGCTTCTTGCCTCTGGGCTGGCGAAGGAACGTCAGAAGGATTGGCAACTTGATTGTCCACCTCTGTTGCATCGATCTGGTCGAGGGCTTCGTTGATCGCTCCGGCAACGGCGGGGTTGATTCCTTGTTCCTCGGCCAGCGTATCAGCATCGACTGCATTAACACGAAGGCCGGGAGTCTCAAGGCTAACAGCCGCGCCAAGACCAACTCCCGCGCGCATCCGAGGAACAGCCCTGCGGATAAAGTCCCGAAGTCGGCTATTAAAAATTGTGCTTAAGGAAAGATTGTTCTTGCCTTGTCTGAGTTCATACAAAAAGCTGTTGATGGTCGCGGCAGATACTTCATCGGCAATATTATATTTTTGATATCCAGCCAGCGACTTGCTCTGCAAATAAGATCTCTTACGGTTGACATAAGCCAGAACAGTTTCGGCTGGGGTCATTATGTTGCGACCGTTCTCGTCGATCGCACCAAGACTTTGGAGCAACTCGATTGTCGCGGGATTCTTTAAGTTAAATACTGCACCGAGAGCCTCGCTCGAATTCTCTCGAGGATCTGGCTCTAGCTTTTGATACTTCTGGAAAGACTCGCTTTCGGGGTTGTTGATCGGGAGAACGATATCGGGACGGGCTTCCAATTCGGGGGCCAGCTTTCCAGTTCTGGCTTCTTTCGTAGCTTCGTTCTCAAATTGCTGAACTAACTTAGATACCGACTCTTCGCCACGTACTAACCGGGCAGCCTGTCCCTCAATCTGCATGGCTTGAAGTCTTGCAAGTTGTTCCTGCATGGCGACGGCTTCATCTGCCGGGGCTTCCTTTATTTTATTTTCAAGAACATTAATTTGATCCTGAAGTTTTTTAGCATTGATCTCGGCTGGTTTCTCCTGCTCAATCAGCTCTTGGCTTTTGGCCAGTTGGCTTTCCAAGGCGACTTCATAATCGGTTGGGCCGAGATATTTTCTGGCAACTTCTTCGATGGCGTCGTCTGTTCCAGCTTTCTCCAACTCAGAATTCATTTGGTCAATCTCGTCGGTCTCAAGACCAATCTCTTCCGCACGCAGAATAAACTGATCTTTTAACTCTTGCTTAAATTCAATCGCAGGAATCCCGTTCATCCAATTGCCAGCGTCAGTTTTTACATTCGTTACAGAATAGGTTTTTCCGTCTTCGGACAATTCACCAATTACCCGACCCTGACTCTCAAGCCATTGAATCTTCGAAGCATTCTCTGGTGTATTAGAAAGGTTAATGGTCGTGGCACCTTTCTCAAAGACACCAATCAACTCGTTGAGTGCTGAAAGCTTTTCCTCTTCGGTTTCAGGAGCTCTAGTTTCAATCGTTGCTGGCGTACCGATTTGCCCCTCTGCTTTTGAAATCTCCTGTGTCAACATGGATTCAACCGATCCTTGCTTCGCGGATTCTACTGCTTCGTCTGCTACCTTTGTTGTCTCGGGAGTGGTTACCGTATCAAGGGAGGAACGAACATTGACAGCATCAAAAAGAGATTGAGCCTTTGGTGAGGTTAAGGATTGACGAAGTTGGGCTAGTTGTTCCGCCTTCTGTTGGTCATTAAGATTTGGATCAACTTTAATGCTCGATACTGTTTGCTCTAAAGATTTTGCAAATCGATCGTCCGCTAATTTATATATCTTGGCTCGACGATTTGCGATAGACGCTGCCCCTATAACTCCAGGGATTGCCATTCCAAGTCCAATACCTCCCGATACAGCCAAGTTCTGGAGCAAAGGTTCTACGGGATCTTGACCGCGGAGGATGGCCTCAATTTCTTCTGATGCAGTTTCTCCGAGGGTGGTTCCAACTACTTTCCCCGTGCTACCAACTAAAGGCGCAAGGGCTGGAATTTTTGTGGCCAATGCTTTTGCGGCGACGTGATTGGCTAGGGCGTTATCGATCGAGTTTTCTAATTTGTTTCCAGCACCTTCGGCTAAACCCAGAACTGCACTCTCGCTGAATATGGAGGACAGACGCTGGGGGACGGTTAGATTCCGTGGGTCGCCCTCGAAAGATTGCGATGCCCCGATAGTTGCATAAGTTGCCCCTCTGGAAAGAACGGTCGGAACTTTGATAGCTTGATCTGCGATCTGGCCAGCTTTACCCAATAGCTTTGTGGCACCGGCACCAACTCCAATAAACGAACCCACAGATCCGAGGGCCGATCCAGCCAAGGTTCCGGTCATGTAATCTTTTTGAATTGTATTGTTAATTGCGTTGGAAAGGGCGGCTCGACGGGCAACTTGGTCGGGATTGTTTTCGTCAACTATGATGTCACCGAGAGAAACAAAAGGTAGGAAGGCATCGCCAGATTGAATTGCAAAGTTCCGCAGGCTGGCCGATCCCAATTTTTTAGAGCGATCGCTTTCAAGATCTCGAAGATAGTTTTCGGCCATTGCCAAATTCATTCCAAGCTTCGCTGTTAGAGGTCCCGTGCCAAAAGCCATCGCTGGCTTCTCGTCTTTCGGAACGATTGACTTTCCGCTGGTTAATTCATCCTCGTAAAAATTTCCAAGCTCCAAAGCTTTAGCTGCCTGCGCTGGGTCGGTGATTGTTCCTACATAGTTTCGGGCAGCAAAACTTTTCTGCGTTGCTTCGGCTTCCTCATTTGTAATTCCAAGGCCAGCTTGCAAGTAAGCCCCCATAGTCTTTCCCACGCCAAGAAGGGCGAGCTTGGTAAGTTCACCCCAGTCGCCTTTTTTCTCTGCATCTAAAATCTTTTGGCTAGACTCAAGTGAATAGTTGCGGACGTTGTTTTGTACGTCTTGCCACGCTTGGGTGTTGAATGGAAGTTTCTTTTCTTGGAGTCGAGTCGCCAGACCACCGATAAGATCGGTTGACTGCGGGTCATCCCTAAGATCGATTAGATTTTGAGCTTGCGCGAGATTGGTGGGCGGGGCTGAAAATAAGGAGTTAATCTCCTGTTCGGGGGTAACTCCAGAAGGAGCAAACAATGCGTCGATAGCTTGTTGCTCACCCTCGGGGAGACTCGCTATATCAAGCTCTGTCTCAGGGTTAAATGGATCCGCCATGGCTGGTATAATTCAAGGGATTATTCAGCCGTTCGTCAACGATTTTGTCCTGAATCTTCAACCGTTCCCGGGGAGACCACATTAGTGGGAACGTTAACTCCGGGGATGGTATACCCACGGGCTTTAAGGTTGGCCAAGACCTCTCTAGCCGGTCTGCCATATACAATGGCGTTAGGATCTCTACGATAAGCTTCAGCTATAATAGCTATAGTGGAATCCGAAATTGGAGCTGGTTGATTTCTAGGGGTTATTGGGATGGAAGCAGTGCCCGGTGTTCTTGGGGCTGTTCCTCCGGCAGTGGTCGCTACATTCGAAGAATCGTTGGGTATGAATTCAAGTTTCTTTATGTTCGGATTGGCCGGAGCTTCGGAGAGTGCTTTCCCGAGCATAGCCTGCATTGCATTATAATCGCCATTCATTGCCCTAGTTAACAGCTGATCGTAGTCAGTAATTTCTTTTTGCTTGACCTTTGTTAGCAATCCAGTTCTTGGATCGATGTCTCTATCGGTAAGATTCATATTGGGCATGGATCTCACAAAAGTTGCCCTCTTCTCTCCAGTGATCGGGTCGGTAGTCTCTACCCCAAGGCTTGCATTTTTCTGCACCAAGTTTCTTTGGTCGACCGTAAATTTTGTTTTCATCTCGTCGAGATATGCTTGCTGACTATCTTTAGTGATATCTTTTGCGAGGCCACGAAGCTGATTGAAAGCATCAGGATTATCAATTCTGTCTTGCCAATTCGGATACTGTTTCTTAATAACATCGTATCTGGCTTGGTATTTTGGGTCGAGAATGTTTCCGGCCGCTCCATCTGAATTCAATTGCGTGATACCATTTAACACCACGTCATCAGATAGCTTCGTTAGTGCAGCATTTTTTTGAGATAAAATCTGAGAGAATTTATTAACTGTATTATCCGTCATACCAAGATTGGCAAACTGTGTTTCAATGTCATTTAGCGCCAAGCTTGCATCTTCAGGGGTCATGCGATCAATGGGAAGATTTGCTGCTCGTACTAGAAGTGCGTCGGCTTGTGGTTTCTTCTGCCTATTGGCCACCAAATCATCGACTCTGCGTTTTCTTTCTTCTGCAATATCAAGCCTATCGAGCATTGTCATTTTTGTTAGACTTGACAGAGATGTGTTATCGAGTGCTGCCTCAGCCATAGCAATTTGGTCGGGGTCCCCCGAGTTTCTCGCGTCGCGGATATAAGAATAAAGCCTTCCAGACTCAGCATCTTCTCTATTCTTTCTGTCAATCTCTTCCATCTTTTGTCGTTTTTCTTCTTGGACGAGCTCGAGTTTATCTAACTCTAAACGATCTGCTGCGGCTTGACGTTGACGATTGTAAGCAAGACTTTCTAAATCGCGCTGATTTTTTATTCCTTCGAGTTCAATCCTTTGACTATCGAGGTCAGCTTGTCTGGCTTGATTATCCCTTTGAGCCGCGAGTTGTGCGTAGCCTAATGCAAGTTGAGCCCCGGCTTGTTGTTCTTGTTGGAACAACTGTTGCTTTTTAAGATAGTCTTCGCGAACATCACCAATGATGCCACGAACCTGACTTACATAATCTGGGGCGTTAGGTGAGAGGGCCATTGCTTATACCATTCTACCAAAGCCGGGGGCAACAGGTCTTGTGGTAACCCTTGCGCCCGGTTGATAACCAACAAAAGAACCAGTCTTAATATCGAACTGGCCGGGCAAAGCTTGAGTCTGATAAGCATTGAGCAAGTTCTGGTTGGCAATCTGCTGGTTGACTGAGGCTTGGTTGGCCGCAGTGCTAAAGATCTCATTGGGAGAAATCGGAGTCATAGCCTGCATTGCTTGTTGTGCCAACGCGGAAGACCTAGCCAACAAATCAGCTCCCTGCTGTTGAACTTGTAACGACCCCAATCCTAAATCACGGGCAAGAATATTACGGCCAATTCCAGAGCGCCCGCCAAGGCCAGTGCTGAAACCAAGGCCCGCGGCTCCACGACCAATTTGACTGGCCATATCGCGAGAAAGTTGTCCAGTTGCATAAGTAGCTCCAGCTTGAGATAGAGCCCTAGCTCCAGCTTCAGTCTGCGGTGCAAATTGTTTGTACTGCTCCGCAAAAGGTGCATTAGCCTCCATCGCTCTTTTACCCATTTCTGCATAATCAAGATTTAATCCTTGTAGGGTTGGAGCTGGGCCTAGATAAAACTCCAGAGGCGAGGGTTGTCCAATAGAAATTGCTCCGCCACCACCAAATCCGCCACCACCCCCACTTCTCGGTATACTTCTAGCGCTAATCCCGCTTGGATTATCTCGCTGAGTGGCTGCGGCTCGTGCGGTAGCAATTCCTGGCCCTGTGTATGTGTTATTAAATGCATTTTGTTGACCCATCCACTCGTTCCAATCCTGTCCGGGAGCCCGTGGGATTTCACCATACGACATACTCCCGGGATCCCTAGATTGCTGTAACGCGCGGTCATATGAATATTGCTCATACGATTTGCCAGAACCCATGAAATTACCGCTAGGGAAATTACTGCTAGGACGAGTTGTAACGGGTGCACTGCCTCGACCATAAGCGCCGGAGGCGGCCGCATTAAAAATTGAACTATAATCAATCGCCATAAATTATGCCATCGCGGGGACTTCACCCATCGCGAATGCCTCCATTTGAATCTGGGGTCTGCCAATGTTAGCTCCTTCGACTTCCGCGAGTTCTTCACGCAAGAGTTCGACAGCCTTCTCTTCATACTTCATGGCTTCGTCCAGGTTATTGTTTTCTTCTTTTTCAATGGCGATTGCCATCATCTTTAAAGCTCCAAGGTTGGTCACGATCAAATCGTCGTCATCGGTGACCACGGGAATAAACTTACGCTTTGCAAGTACGGTCACGTTAGCACCATCTTCTCTTTCATGGCCAGGAATTGCATATCGTCGATACTGGGGCAACGTCTCGTCGGGCGCAAGTATGGCGATGCAGTATTCAGCGCCCGTGGTAGGATCGACTGCATAAACACGGACCCAACCTTTCGTTGCAGTTTTGTTTATGGCATCGATGCTTCTGAAGGCGTTGACTGTAGTTCGGGGGAGTTCTGTCATGGTTAACCCAGCTGGATAAATCCAATTTATTGTCCAAGGATATAATCCATTATCGTCTTGTATAACTCCGTCGTTCGTGTTAGCGAGAACCCAGGTTCCACTTCCTGAAGAAGGACCGCTAATACTCCATCCACCTGTCCCTTGTTTTACATAATTTCCAGGTGTTGAATACGCGTAAACACCATTACCCTCGGCATAAGGTTCAGTTAAGCCAGAAACCAATACGCTGGAATTACCAGATCCAGCACTCAAGTTTAAACGCTCGCCGTCGATGTAGACTCCATTTTCCTGAGTCTGGACTCGGTTGTTATAGGTATCTGAACCGCGAAACAAAATGGTCGAGGTGGCGTCTTCGATTAGGTCGGTGTAAACGCGGATGTACTTCTGCGAATCTAACGGACGGAAAGAGGGAACAAAACCGCGGTCCTGTAATTGTCTCCAAGCCCCGGCGGGGGACATTCCTGGGCCGTTGGCCATAAACTCATACCACTGGTTATAAACTTGCGCGGCCGCGCCGTCGTAATTGTACCCGAGAATAGATTCAAACTCGCGGGGCAAGGTGATGCAACCACCATAAACGCAAACGGAATATCGTCCGTAAGTTCCTGCGTACAATCCTTTATTGAGCAAACGTTCCTGAGCTTCGTTGGTGCGGGCAAGCAGCTGGGGATTATCCGCGCACATCCCGTTCTGGGTTACGCGAGCCAGTTGGTCTTTAACTGATCCGTAGGTACGACGGATCATTCGTAATACCCCACGTAAACTTTATACTGTGCGTTGGCGGGAGCCACTGGAGTTGTAGGGGTCAATTTAGTAATTCCATTAACTACGTAAGCGGTGTTGCCGACACCCCAGGGGGATTCAATAGTGGCGTTCGCATCTGTTAAAATAAGATCTCCAAAAGCAAACGGAGTGAACTCTTCCCAAGATCCCGCGTTGTAAAGTTTGATCGACTGAGGCGCTCCCGAAATCCCAGCCTGAGTCTGAAACCAGACTTTATCGTTGTCTTCTGATTGGGGGGTGGCCGCTGATACAACAACGGAGGTTAATGTCGAGTTTGAGGAAACCGACAAATAGGACTGCAACAATTGCAATAAACCTTGGACATTGGCGGGGTATCCTGTATTGGCTGGTAAGGTCGCCGCGGTTATCGAATATACAGCCATAGCTTATTTAGATTAACGACTTATACTTTTGTGTCAACTCTTAGAAGACCAATACCCGACATACCTCTTATACTTTAAGCCTTCGGGGGGAGTTGGCGAAAGAGGGGGCGCGTAGGTGGGCAGGCCGGTATCCCCAAACGCATAAGTAAAGCCATTCTCACCCCATGGGGATACAATCTCAGAGGTGGAGGCCACGAGAACCATGTCACCTTGACTCAATTGGGCGAACTCTTTCCACTCACCATTAACGTATAGTCTAGCTACTTTTGGAAGTCCTTCTGCTGTAATCTGAAACCACAACTGACTCGATGCATCAGCGGGCAAGGCTGTGTCTGAAATCGCGTACTCGGCAGGATTCCCAGCTATCTCAACTCTAGAATACTCAGCAACCAGATTGATTAAAGCTTGGACCGTCGGTGGGTAGCAAGTATTATCGGGTAATGTGGTTACAGTAATAGGATTTTCGTTCATAAATTAAATTATCTAATATGTTAAATGAGTCAACTTTGTTTATACTTCGTGGGCTAATACATACCAAGTTTTAGTTGTTCCGCCAACGCAAACTTGCAATTCCCGTCCCTCGTAAGTTCTGCTTGTATCTACATCAAAAATAACGGCCCCAGTTCTATACTCAGTTCCCTCCATAACTAAAGCATCTTTTGTTAACGACATTCCAGTTGTTCCGTCTTCCCCAAACAACAATTCTGCATGGTCTAATGTCCAAGAAAATTGTGGATCTCCATCGAGGCCCCCAATTTTATCTTTTTCGTAATACCGAACATACGACTCTCGATCATTCGACATAGTTATTACTGGAGCTAAAATTGTACCTGGTTGAAAGCCGGTACAACCCGTGCATCCGCTTTCCACCTCTTTTCCAAAATATAGTGGCTGTACTAAAACATCATTTTTTGGCGGAACGCAATTTTCACAAAAATTACTACTGAAGCCAGAACCGGATGGGGGCGCTGGGGCTGGCGGCACAACTTCATTCGTTGGGTCTTCGGGGTCACTTCCTGCGGGGGGTTCTGGATTGGGGGGTGTAACTGTTGGGGCATCTACAACTGGACCAAACTGTTGAGCCGCCACTACAGTATTAAACCCGGGTAGCACCAAAACAGAAATTGTTCCCCCGCCAAAACCAGGGAGCCCGGTCGGTAAAGGATTCCCTACAAACTCAATTCTTTCCGCCATACATTAACACTCCCCAAGATCGCTGATATCTTTTCTGGAAGCATGCAGCCTAAACAAAGCCAGCTTTGCGTGTCCAACCCAAGACATTTTTGGTTGGAACAAATAGCCGAAGCGGGCTTTTCTTCCAACACCCGTCACGCAGGAATCCGAAGGTTTTACCGTTCGCACGTTATAGTATCCGAGGGCTAGTTCCAACGGAGCACAGCCGGTAAAAGAATCTGTCTCCGTTTCATAGCTAATTGTGCCTGTTTGGACAGGAAGGAATGTTGGATAATAATCTGGGGCAAATTCAAAGTTCCACGATACATCGCCGTAAATCTCCGAAAAGCTCAAATCAGCTCGGAAGAGTTCTTTAATTTCAAATGGTGATTCAAAAGACATTCTGCGGAACTCTACAGAAGAAGATATAGGAAGATTTAAAGTGCCTTCGCCGTCCGGAACGGTATCAAAATAATCATCTGTGGTGATCTCATACAAAGCGTTATTGCCGTCAGATCCGCAAACAATAGCGAAGCATCTTTTGTCCCCATCAAAAACCCCCTGAACTAATTTAGATACTTGTAGCCCGGTCCACTCTCCATCGTACACGGGCGGGAAATTTCCTTGGTATACCCCGGGGTTAAAGTCTTGGCTAACCAATTTTGTAAAGACAATGTTAAACGCAGTTGGGTCTCCAGCAACTTTTTGGATCTTGGGGGCGCAACCATATAGCGCTCGGTAATCAAAGTAGACGGATGGGGCAAAACGAATCCACCGTGCAGTGTCATAATTAACGACGCGATCAGCCTCAACGCTATCTACTAAAGTAACATTTGCGCTTTTCGTGAATTGAACAGTTTGAACGAAAGATCTAACTCCATCTAAAGATCGAAAGTAAACATCGTTATTTGTAACTATCATTGCGTCCGGAGACTCTGCTCCACCGCCAATAAAAATTTTTCTTTGCATTCCTGGCGTCTGTTGCCAGAGGGCTCGATCAAAAATATTCGATCGAATTGCCCCCACTTGTTCTCTTGTGAAGACGATTAAATCCCCCTGACCGGTGGAAGTATCGGATCCCGGCAAAAAAGCTAACCCGGTAATATCGGAATCAAAAGCAAAGCTACCACCGCCAGATAGGTATTGGATCTCAGAAAATCGAACTTCGGCTCCGGCATAACTTCCAGCCAAATCACCAGCAAACAATTGATTACCTCTAGCAACCCATAGCCGTCCGTTTCCAAAAGCCATGACTGTTCCCACGGGGATGGATACATTCGCTTGTAGTGGTCCGGGGGGAAAGAACTTTACGGTAGCCAAAGCTGTAAGAGTACAATTATTATTCAACGTAACTTCTGTAGCCGTATCAACAGATACAATTACTGTGTTTGGGGGGACTCCTCTTGCAGCCTGCATCAGCATTCCGGGAAACAATCCGGCGGTTGAAGAGACGTTGATTCTTGGGTTGTTAGCCCCCATGGTTACTTGTAGTTCTACGTAAGAACTGATCTCTTCTAAGATTCTTTCCGAGCGATAAGAGCTTGAGCCGGTGTAAACAATCGGAGAACTAACCCCGTCTTGCACCACTAGAAAATTATTGGCGGCCGCAAAGGAGGCTTGTCGGGAAATATAATTATTCGTTTCTCCCACGGGAGCTGCGGGCGTGACATCGAGAACTGGGGCTGATGCATCAACTGGTTGAACGCTGTAAAGTCTTCCATTAATTAATGTGACCAACTCATCCACGGAGGGATTTTTAAAATAAGAAGCCCCTTGAATTACACCATTAGGTAAAGCTTTTACAAACTTAAAACCAGGTCGAGATCTTGGGTAACCCCCTCGTATACTTACATTTTCTCCCCAAGAGAATTGATTCGGGGGCAACAGCGCTGGGTCTACGCTAGAATTGGCTCCGCCAATGAAGGATTCAATTCCTTCAACTAGCCGATTTGGATCATTGATCATGCCGGTTTAACTCCCGGCCATTATGACCCAATTAGTGCCGTTACTTACAAGGGTAGCCCATTCCCCAGCAGTTCCAGATAGAATTGAGGAACCAGCAGTACCGCTATTTAGAGGTACTATATTATTAGATGCAGAATCAACTGCTTGAGCTTGTATTGTTTTTATAAAAATCTCTCGCCCCGGAGTTAAGGCGGCCGATGGGAAAGTAACCGTAGTTGCCAAAACAGCATTATTTACAATAATCCAATTCTCGGTAGAAGCGATACTAAAATCTGTAGTTTTTGTTACGGGAGATCCTCTACTAATGGCTCCGACAATATCCAAAGCGACTGTTGGAGTAGTTTTAAAAATACCAACTCCATTGAAGGGGGTATCAGTACTTAAAACTGTAATGGGTCTTGTGCTATTTGTCCCGTAAACTTGGAAGGAAGGGTTAGCCGCGATTCCTCCTGGGTTAACCAGAAGGGTATTCATTTCGGCGGCGCCATCTACGTCTAATAGTTTTGAGGGGGAATTTGTACCAATACCAACTGCGTCGGCACTAGCGTCTACAAAGAAAGTGTCAGAAACATTTTTGGTTTTAATCAAGAAATCGCCGGATGTTCCAGTTCCAGATTGCTCAGAATTAAAGGTAGCACCTCTAGTGAATTCTGCATCAGATGGGGTTGCAAGAGTCCCTACTTTAAATGATCCATCTACATGAAGAGTAGTCTCTGGTGCGTCAATGGAAACACCAACTCTTCCATTTGTTCCGCCATTCGCATCGCAAAATAACAAATGTGTATCGCCATCGCCCTCAACTCTAAAATCAGAATTGTTCCCACTTTCGTTAATAGTAACGGGTCCGTCTAAACTAGAGACACCACCGGTAGTTACGGTTAAAGAAGCCAAAGGTGCCGAGTAAACGGCGGAAGCAGATGGAGATACCTTTCGACCGCTAGTTACCGTTCCGCCGACGGAGATTCCATCTGTGCTAATTAGGTTAGCTGTCACCGAAGAAAAAGATGGACTTCCACCTAATGCTGATACCGTATAAAATCCAGCTTGAGAAATATAAATTGTTTGGCCGACAGCAATCCATCGGTTCTCAACGACCGAAAAAGTAACGGGAGACCCAACGGAAGGCTGAGTAAAATTAGCACTCGTTGTGGTAAAAGCGTTAAGTCCATTAGTACCGTTCGTACCGTTAATACCAGCAAGACCCTGAGGTCCCGGGGCTCCGGCTTCTCCAACAACAAGTGTATTACAATCGCAGCTCATTTAGTTCTCCTTTAAGTCTTTAGCGCAATCCGATACCTTGTTCCGTTTAGATAAATAATAAGGTCTTGGCCGGCACTTGCACCACCAGAGGTTGTCACAAGATTACCCATTGCATTTCCGCCTGTCGCACCGATAACAAGCGACCCATCCACGGCGGGGGAAACCGCCGATTTCCCAAGGACAATGCACAGGTTTCTTCCGCCGCTGTCCACATCCGCGTCTCCACCCAAAATCGTGTTTCCTTGGCCGTTTGTGATCGTGTCTCCAGCGGCTTCTCCGATAAGTGTGTTGGAATCACCCGATGTTGCATTAAGCCCTGCGCTTCTTCCGATCATGGTGTTGTAGCTACCCGTCAGAACGAACCCCGCCGCGCGACCCATGGCAACATTGTCAATGCCAGCGGACAAACTCCCAAGGGCATTATATCCAACCGCGGTGTTCGAGATGCCCGTTGAGATTGCGTCCAGACAATTTGCGCCCACCGCTGTATTTTGACCGCCAGATGCACTTACCGCACCCAAAAGCGCATTGTATCCAACCGCCGTGTTGTCAGTTGAAACGGCAAAATTCAACAAAGCATTGAAGCCAACCCCTGTATTGTTTGCACCCGTGGTGTTACCTTGAAGTGCGTTTGCCCCGTTGGCGGTGTTTGCAGATCCTGTGGTGTTTGCACGGAGAGCCTCGCTTCCAACAGCCACGTTGTTTGCAGCGGTTGTGTTTACGAGAAGGGCATTTGCTCCGATGGCTGTGTTGTTACCCCCAGTGGTGTTTGCTTCGAGGGCACTTGCACCGGAGGCTGTATTTTGAGCCCCGGTTGTGTTTGAATAAAGGGCTTGGCGACCAACCGCTGTGTTAGTGTTTCCGGTTGTGTTGAGCGTAAGGGCGTTTGTGCCAAGGGCTGTGTTGCTGGATCCAGTTGTATTTAAGCGGAGGGTCTGGTAACCGGTGGCTGTGTTGCTGGATCCAGTTGTGTTGCTTTGGAGTGCATTTGCACCGGAGGCTGTGTTGTAGTTTCCAGTCGTGTTGGAAATAAGGGCGTTTGCTCCCGTGGCTGTGTTAGCGCCCCCAGTTGTGTTTGCTGTAAGCGCACCCGCCCCCACGGCCGTATTGTTACTCGCAGTAGTGTTTGCGCTGAGGGCGCTTTTTCCCACTGCTGTATTGCTGGCTCCAGTTGTATTTAAGCGGAGGGTCTGGTAACCGGTGGCTGTGTTTTCGTCTCCAGTTGTATTCGAGGCGAGAGCATTTGTTCCCGCAGCTACATTAAACAAAGTAGCACTTGTCGCGGGGGCTGGTCTAAGCAACCGATAATCGGCAGCCCCAACTTCAAAGTATGAAGCTTCCAGTACTTTTGACCCGGTTCCAGAATAAACCCATTCACGACCATCAGAAGTTACAACCCAACTACCTTCGTTGATTAACGCTTGTTGCGCAGTTGTTAAATCAGCGATACCGCCTGAACTTACGATTACGTCATTTGTCTCTTCAAGAACTGTAACCCGCGTATCAAGCGAATCAATTTCGGCCTGAATAGTGGCTGGAGGAGGAGTGGTGTTAGCCCCGGCTGTTCCGCAATCGCAATCTCGGGCGTAGTTATCGGGATTAGGAAAACTCATCGCAGTGATTATGCCTGTCTATAATTATGAGTCAAGCAATCCCTACTTGAGAACGTTCCAATTATCCCGCCACTTGCAGTTAGGTTCAAGATAGATGGATTTGGTGCGGGGGAGCTTTTCTCTTGGTATGACAAATAAAGCATCCAAAGTTGTATTTAGAAATATAAAAACGTCGCAATCTCCCTTGGTGTATAGCCTTTTCTGCATATGCCCAAAACCGGGACCGCGGATAGCAAAAAACTTTAACTTTCTCCTGCGACAATCTTCACCCCCACCAATGGTGGTTTTAACTTGGACGCGTACCATCTTACCCTTCCAATCGGTAACCAAGTCGTATCCATCGTCATAGATGGGCAGGCTTACGAGAAAGCCTTGCTCCATCAATCTGGTGGAAACCTTTTGTACGCCTATTGCTCCTAATCTAATGTTGTTGCTCATAACCAGCTCCTTGCGAGTATTGTACCAAGGGGTCGACGCTTGCGATAGACCCCGTCCCCATCTCTACTACCATCGTCGTTTGTATTACCCTCTATCGTTACAGCCCATTTTCCTTCGACTTTTTCGATGATACCCGTGTGAGCCACGCGTTTAAGACTTTGAAAATAAATCCCAAAGGCATCGGCTCGATCTGGCTTCTTTCCGCGACCTCTGTCCCATGTAGGACTTTTAACGAAATCTGGGCTCCAAGCAGATCTCGGGAACGGGTTCTCTTTCTTGCCGAACGCTTCATCTCCTATGTATACCACCCAAGCTGCGCACCAGGGAGCCCTTGTTCCTTCTAGCCCCACTGAGGCTAGGATCTTGTCCACCAAGGGCCCGGAGTTTCTGCCGACTTCTCGCCAGCCAATGGTTCCCCGAGCCACTTCAATAAGTCGCGATAGTCTTTCTCCTCGCGTCGGTACGATTCCTTCAGCAATTGCTTCTCGGGTACCCAGCAAAGATATAAACGCCAGAGCCAACGCATAAATTATCCGCATAACAGGGCGAAAGATATGACGAGCCCTAAGAACACGGCGACCAAGATAGTCGCTCGTGTCTGCCCATCCAACTCCTGCCAGTCGTCCTCCAAAGCATTGTTGTCCATATATCGATCCAAAAACTTAAACTCAATATTGATTATTAGCCAGGCTAATGTCACCGCAAAGAGTAGCTTAACACCCGCAAATAGGACGACATGAAGGGCTCCGAGGTCAACAACACCGGCTCCGGGGTCAAGGACTCTAAGGATCGGGCCTAGGGCCAAGAATAGGGTAAGTCCGCACAGCAGAGCGCCCAAACCCTGGACGTTATCCTTTAGCCACTTTTTCACTTAAAAGAGTTTAAGAAAGGGAAAGAAATTACGCAAGGCCAAAAATGCGGGTAAAAGAAGCATCCCGCCGATACCAATTAAACGCCACTTCCATAGCATCCCAACGGCTTTGCTGTACTTGGCCTCAAGATACTCGAGCCTTTCAGCCATCTCAGAACGTTCTTTGAAGTTCTTATCGACCTGAGATTGAAGCTTTAGGATCTGGTCTTTGGTGTTATCCAGCTCGTCGGCTACGGGTTTGCAAGCTGGGATTGAACGGGCAATGGCTTGAGCCTTTAAAACTGAATCAGTCGTGGCCTGAAGGGTTAGAGAACCTGAGGAAGTCGTGCGTGTCGTGGATGCGCAAGAAGAAAGAATTATACAAAATAAAAATAAAGTAATAAATTTCATATAAAGTTAAAATCCTGGTGGGTTTTACCCCACCAGGAAATAACGCTTTAGCTTATTCTTTTTCATAAAAGGACTATAATGAAAGCGCATTTACCATTAATTGAATTTTATTTCTAAGATTTGGGTCCCCTTTTGAAGTCATAAAATGACTATAATGTTTTTCTTCTGCCTCTTGATCATTTGGCCATCCATTTGGAAATAATGATTCAACTTTTTTGTTATAATATTTAGAAAATACTGCAAGATAATATTGCTCTGCTATGCAAGCCTTCATCCACCAACTTTTATCAAATGAAAATCCTCTATAATTTAACCAAAAGTCTTTGTTCTTTGGATCTAGTATTAGTTCTAGAGCAGAGTCGCTATAATTATATAGAAATTCAAGATCATTCCCGCCAATGATTCCAACATTAATAGCATCAGCCAGATTATGATCATGGTCGTCGTCAACTTTTCCTGCAATATGTAGATTTGGACAATTAGCTTTCAATTTCTCTATCTCATACCAATGATATGTTCCGTCTTCTTTGTTTTGAGCAAATACATCTGCTTTTTTAAGTCTATCCTCAAGGCCTTTCCACAAAATAACATCATAATCTACATGCACAAATGGGTCGCCTTTTTTTGCTATTAATTTATAAGCAAGCAACTTACTAATACTCCAAGTTTCGCTATATTCTTTTGGAAGATCATTAAATTCCTTTGCTACTGATGAGAAATTGATATCTTTAAAATAAGGTAAGCTAGTATCGTCTGTTATAAAGTGTACTTCACCAAAGTTTTGTTTTAAGAAATAAGCGCACACTTTATGCATATTTACTGTAAACTGATCTGGAGTTTTAGCTTTACCGCCAGACCAATAGCTCATGTAGGGCTTCATGTATATGTTATATTGATATTTGCAGTATTGGTTATGTTACAACCGACCCGTTTTGATAGGTTTGATTATTCCAGTTCCCATTCCCAGCCGAATTCAAAGTTGTTTTAACATTATTTATCCAATAAGAATTGTTATAGAAACCATTTGCTGTACCTAGAATGGGAATCCATTCTTGTACATTGGTTGTGGATGGAACTATAGTGACTTGAAACCCTTGGGCGGTAAATCCTGTTATTGGTATATTGTATTCCGTAAAATTAATCCGTGTATTAGAAAAGAAAGACACATACGGATCTGGACCAAACGGATTATTAAGCCTTGCAGGATGGGCTAGTTCAATCTTAATACCTTGGATGCCGACTATCAATGTTCCCAGGGGCGAATTATCGTTTTTAATGGCTCTATATAACTGAAATGAACTATAATTATTACTGGCGGGAGGATTCGCACCATTATTTGTTTCTGTCCAATTTCTAAAGGTTTCTTCTTCGTTTGAATAACCCATATTCCAGTCGCTAATAGTAAATGACCTAGGCCCAAATAATGGTCCAGATAAGTATCGCAAGAATTGATCTACAAGACTTATACCGATACCACCCCCAGAATCGCTCCCATAGCCGCTTCCATAGCCGCTTCCAGAAATCCGAATCTGATTCGCTATCGATAAACCAAGGCCTAGCTTCATTTATTTAGACGCTTAGTCAGCGATAACGATAAGCCTAAGCCGATTTTCGGCATGGCAGTTTATCCTGCCTTGTAGGCGATTACTTTTCCAGAGGTTAGATCGTAGCTAGTAAACGGCCCGTAGATAATAGTCCCAGCAGGAAGAGTTACACCAACTAGATTGCCAACTGTAGAATTTAAAGCAGTCAAAGCTGAAAAAACAGTATCGGCAATAATTTGAATAGCTGCAAAATTACCATTAACTAAAGTCGTGTCATCTGTATAAATAAACCCACGCTGGCCGAGGGACACAAGCGCGGCATCAGTTTCTTGAGTTACAGAGGGAGCGAGATTTTCGTCAAAAAAAGTTGGCATATGGTTCTCCTATTGTGGGGTCTTATTTTTAATTGTCAACTATGTTTGCCAAAAATCTTTGACCAAAAGAATTCAGCAAATGTAGAAATCATAAATGTCATAACCGCTACGACTCCATACCCCATGTGAATATGTTTCTCAACCTTGCCGATTCGTTGGTCGTGTTTGTCTCGGTCTTCAAGCAGAGAATCAAGTTTCTCGTCCATGCGGGCGGTACGCTCAAGAAGGGTAATTAGATGGTCATTTTCCATGGCTAAATATCCTATCCAGGGTGGGGTATAACCGTGATTTCATCTTATTGGCAGTATAGCTCTCAACACCCAGCAAAGGCAAGAATAGTTCGAAGCATAGTTCAAACGATTCCCGCTCATAACAGGCTTTTGGCCTGGCGGGTTTCTTACCGGCGTCAAGATCCTGGAGATCGTTCCAGGCTTGCTTGACAACCGCCAAGATGAGCTTATCCACGGCTTTACGCCATTTCGTTCGACGACATTCCTTGTTCAACGGCTTGAACCATTCCCATATCTTCTTCGGGCATTTCGGCTTCAGCTTCCTCTTCGACTTCTTTGCCGGGGGAAACTGCTACACCTTCAACTGCGGAGAGATACATGGTAGGTCCTTTAAAATAGCCGCTGGCCATGAAGTCGAATGTATCGCCTTCAGCAACACCTTCTGGAGGTGTAAAGCCTTTGGGTACGGGAAATGAGATATTGTCCATAAGAGTTGTCTTTCTTGAAAGAGTATGATCCCCCGGGGGATAGAACCCCGGGGGACCAATTAGTTATTAGTTCTGAGCGTTGACGTTATTGATCAGAGTGATCAATTCGTTCACCTTGGAAGCAAGCGACTTGAAATTGTTATTCAAAGTCGTTTGATTGAAGGATGCGCCAACGTCGCCAATTGTGTCGCTCGCAGTGCCGGTAGCGGCAGTCAGAGCCACAGTGTTCGTCCAGGTCCCACCATTGGAGAGGACGTTACGAACCTGCGCGGCTAGGACATTGTCCTGCGTGCGAACTTGAAGGGGGAAGCTCATTTAGAGTTCTCCTTTCTTTAATTAGCTAACGTAGTCAAGGCTAATGGCAGGCCGTGTGTGCAGGATGACGTAGCCATACTGCGGGAACACGGGCCGAGCACCACTGGCCATCACCCCGCGGAAATATCCGACATTTCCGTCCGGGTTGAATGCCCGATCAAGGATGTTGACCCACTTGAACTCACCGCGGTAATTCTGAGCGTTGAAGCCCATCTTGTTACCAACGGCAATCGGGCTAGGAACCACGGAACGCATAACATCTTGATGGAAGATGTAGCTGATTTCGTAGCTAGCCGTCTCGTAGGCGGGGTTAATATTGTAAGCATATCCTTTGGTCGTGTTAGGAACCGTTTCCCTGCGGAAGGGGAACACGCGGATGAGCTTATCGTTAGTCGTATTGAACACGTTGAAGCGTGGGGGATACGGGTCGATGGAGTGGTAGAAACCACCGTAAGAACGCTCAATGCCGAGAGGCGTGAGCAATTCATTCGGTTTGGCATACCGGAAGTCCTGGCGAATGTCGGCATTCAACCGGATCAGGTTTTCGCTGGTTTCAGCACCGCAGATAAGCATGAACACCGGAGCTCCGTTTTCACGGCCCATAGCATGCGTACCCGCGCCGTCGCGGATCAACTTCATGTACAACCGTTTCAGGATACCTTGTGTCAGCTGGCTCTGGGGCAGAGCGTTAGCAGCAAAGTCAGTGGAATTACAAGTTCCGCTACCAGTGGTAACGGCATTGTAAACACCAACCAAGTCAGTCACGCTGATGCTGTAAGCATTCGACCCAGTCGAGTTGACAGGGAGAATACCAATGGTGGAGGCGCTGGGGATAACAAGGTTACCTTCAGCTGCGACCTGCTCGGTGAAGAGCTGGCGATAGCGATCCTGCCAAACCAAGGAGGTCGAATCAGTGAGGACATCCATGATGTTGGAGAGCTGTTCTTTGCGTTTAACGGCAAAGCGCAAATCTTCCAGGGCGATATCGGGGGAATCAACCGAGGCCCACTTCAAGCTGTACTGACGGAGCTTTTGTCCGAAAGTAACGCCAGTGAGGGGGATGGGGAGTGCGTTTCCAGCCGTCGACGAGGGTGAGCTCGAGGACACGGGTGGTTGGCTTCCACCCGAGATGGTCTGGGTGTAAGCATTGAACCCGGTGTAGGTCTGGTCAATCGGATTCGATCCGAGGTTACGCCAACCGTATCCCGCGTCTCCGGTGATATCACCAGCGGTATAACCGTTGGCGGTAGAGGCAGCGATGCTGCTGGAGGGGTAGAAACGTTCGAACGTGACCGAACTGATCACATCGCCCATCTCCTCGGGGAATTGTTCCTGTTTAGTGAGTTTGAGCCAGGCAGAAGTATCAACGGTCCGGCGAAAAATCTCCGGTCCGATACGCCCAGCTTCTTTAACGAGCAACTGCTCGATAGAGTAAGTAGTAGCCATAGTAGTAGTATTTTCCTTTCAACCTTCCCCTGCTCGCGCAAAGGGTAGGTTATGATTTATAGTAAGTACGCCAACCCCTATCGAGGTTATCCGTCCTCACTACGACTCAAAACTTTTCCCTGGCGGCATCCCAGAGCTTTTAATGCCCGAATTCTGCTAGACCGTCTCAATCTTTATAGGTCTTGTTCAGTAAGGATCTCAATCTTTATACCTGTGCTGAACTAGTTAAAAGTATCAACCGGATGGAACGTGTCAATAGCTTTTAACAAATTTATTTCATTCCCCGTTCAAGGGCTTCGACAAAGCTGATATTAGCTGGTATTTCAACCCCGCCACCCTTCGCTCCACCGGAAGAAGGCATGGTGGATCGAAGTTCTTTAGTCAGCTTCTCAAGTTCAGAAATACGGGTCTGAGTCTTGGCCACGTAATCCTGAAATACATTCATAACCACAGGCATAGCCGCAGCATTAAAGGTTAACTTGGCTTTAGCCCTAGGATCAAGCTCAGTATTTTCAATCTGCATGGCCTGCTGTTGGATATTGTTTAAGGTGCTATTCCAAGCTTCATTCCCCTCAATAGGGCGCAATAGAGCATTTTCTTTTTGGAGATTTTGCCACTCAGACTCATAAGCAGTTTTAACCTCTGACTCTATTCTCTGCTGAAAAGCTGTCGCTTCCTTCTGCTCTTCGGCTTGGATCATCTGTAACACAGTATTAACATCTTTAGTTAGAACTTCTCGTCTATCAAAGACCCTTTGAAGTTCTTCTGCCTTGCTTCGAATAGCTAAAGAATCTACTGGGTCAAATGCACTTGTGGCTTCTTTTAACAAGGCGCGACGTTTTGCTGGGTCTGGCTCAACCATTGCGGCGTAGATATTCCGGGGATCAACTCCCTCGTAAAGCTTGGTGATATCGGAAACTTCTTGCTGAATGCTGTTTAAAGGCTCAGTAACGGCTTGTTTATATTCCCTGGTAGATTCCAGTCGAGAGAACTTCAACTCATTCTCGTACTCATCGCGCTCCTGCTTGAGCGTATTAAGCTGGTTCTGCAAATCAATCTGCTCGACCGAATTAGTGGGAGCTTCGGAAACTTTGCCTTCAAGTTCTTTCAGCTTTGAGCGTGCTTCGCGCAAATCTTTGGTTAAACGGGCCCAAGCAGTCTGAGCTTCGGGCTTAAGATTCTCGGGTGCTTTAACATCCAAGTCATCGGAAACAGCTTCTGTCTTCGTGACTTCTTCTTGTCCAGTCATCCGTTTAGTCAAAATATCGAGAGGATTGGTGGAGGTAGACGCATCAGTCTTGGCTACTTCAACGGGTTTTGTGGTTTCGGCTGGGGCCGTCACAGCGGTTGCGACGGGAGCTTCAGTCGCGGGAGCTTTGTCTAGGGCTTCAAATCCAGCATCAAATGCATCGGCAAAACTAAGATTTTCCGATCCTGTTGCTGTAGATGTGGGTTCTGCGGTTGCTGTTTCACTCATAGTTTATTTTCCTTATTATTGGTTTGTTGTGTCTATTTTGGTTTCCCAAGGTTCCGGAAGATTAGTTGGTTCTCCGGCTTCTTCTGACAGGGTTGAAAGGACGCGAATTGCCTCGAAGTAACCTTCTCTTCGTGCGTTTAGAGTCGCATTCCAATCAATGAAATCAACATTCGGGGGAGGAAGAGTTGCTGATGGAGTACCAAGGTTCAATAAAACTCGCACCAAAGATTCACCGGCTTCTGATTTGCGGAAAGCTCTCCAGGCGTTCTTAAGATCGGTTCTTTTATTCCAATCGTTTAACGTCATGCTTTTGGTGCGTTGGGTGTACTCATCGCAGCACGAAGGTTAGCTGCGGCTTGTGCGTCTTGTAAAGCTAATTTTTGTTTTAATTCCGCTTCTTTAAAGCGCGCATCAAGCTGTGCTCTCTCCTGCTTGAGTTGCATGTCGAGTTGATGCTCCTGCATTTTCATCTGCATCTGAGGCGAGATGCCCTGCACTTGACCTTGTTCTAAAGCGATTTGCTGCTGTTGTTCGTTGGCCGCTCGGATATCCTGCTCGACATCCCTCTGTAAATTCACAACGGCTTCGCGTAAAAGGTTCATGGCGAGTTTAGCTTGGCCGATTTCCTGTTGCTTTGTCTTGTCGTCAACAATTCTAAGAAGGTGTTCATTCGAGTGCTCGTATACCATGGTGAGGAACATCATGGTCGCTTGCTTATCCTGAATCTGGTTGTTTTGAACAGCCTGAACAATTGGTTGAGTTTCTTTTAAATGTACGGCCAAATGAATTGCATGATTTTCGTTAGGCATTACCGTCACCTGTCTGCCGGCTTGCATCGAGCCATTTTCAAGTTCTGCAATCTTAGCGTCAGCCGGGATGCGATTCTTGACATTAGGGTTTGGTAGATATCGATCGACCTGATCGTAACCAACACGAGCGGCTACTCGATCTCGAATCGCATTGACCTGACCGAGTTCGTCAAATCTAGGTAGCATCTGCATGAACTCGTTGAAGGCTGACAAGCGAGCTGCTGGAGATCCAAGTCCAACTGCCCTTACGGCGTCAACATCATAAACAGCTTTAACTGCTTCCCACGGAACACCACGTTCTTCGAGTCTGGTGCGGAATTTTATAGCTCCCTCAGATCCCTCTTCTCCAGGAACCCATGTATCGCGTTGTAGCCTTCTGAATTGTTCGCGTAGCAAACGTCCCCAAGGAACGTAGAACAAATTCATGGAGTTGGTGGTTAGTATCGCCTCGTTCGCAACTTGTGCTTCTACCTCCGTAGCCGTGCGTGGATTACCGGTAGGCGCATTCATTTGGGTTCGGTAAGAGCCAGTATTGCTCTGACGAACCATCGCCATCTCGTTTACAATCGGCTGCACATTCGCGGCCAAATTTGGATACTGAGTTTGAACAACATTCAATCCTGGAGGCAGAAAGGATAATGGTCCAGAATAAGCCATCGTCATCTTGGATACATCTTCTGCGCTCTGCGGTTGCAAGAGAACTGAGGTCTGCAACATGGCTCCATCTGCCATGGCGCAACGCAAACGATTGGTCATCTGAATGTGCGGGAAAATCTTATAACCTAAACCACGAATCGAATAATAAAGACCATTACCAATGCCATAAGTAAAGATATGGAAAGCCTCCGAAGCGGTCTTAAATCTATGGAGTTTTTTAAACAAGAAATCGCCAGAACCGTCACGAAGTCCAATGGCGTGGGAATAAGTTCCATCAAATTCCCTTACGTAATAATGAATGACGTGAATTTCTTTTGCTCGAACGTAAGAAAAATAAAGATCATTCGACTTTAACTGTCTTTGCAATTCTTCCCAGTTAAGACCGTCGCTAGGATAAGTTGAAGTGGCATTGCGGATCGCCTCTCTTACTGCGTCTACATTCCAACCCGCTTCTTCTGCAACCTTTGGATTCTCAATATATTGATAAAGTTCGTGGACCAAAAAAATCCTTCGAACAGCAGCAAACTCCACCTTATCTTCTGTGGCGGGAGTTCCGCGGGGCATGAAGAAATCTCCAATTGGGCATACAGTCCACTGCCAATTTCGTTCGTCTTCAAAATAAGCAACACCAAGACCTTGAGCTACAAAGTAATAGGAAAGTAACTGTTGTTTAAAATAAAAGCTGGACCAATCTTTTGTAAGAAGGCGTGTGAACTCTTCTGCAATTATAGACGCGTATTCTTCACGCTGGCTCTCATCGCCAAATCTTGTTTTAACATTAATCAATCGATCAACAGAAGTAATCAAATCATTGTAGGACGTAAGGGCTTTTTCCAAATCTGCCCCGGCTTCACCGAAGTTCAGATTGGCTCTATAGCTTTGACCGAGTCTACGTAAGGCAACGGGATCATAAGGGGCGGCTCCGTCGAACATGTCCATAATACGGGCGCGGTCGCGGGCTCCCTGCTCGTCCGCCATGTATAAAGATTGATAGATTGAAAAGAGCCCGTTCTGGTCGGTGATCCTAGTTTTTGGTGCTTTTCCGGTTGGTGATAGCGTTTTTAGATAATCATCAGGAACGGAATTCGTATTGTATTGAGGTTCCACAAGTCCAACTAGTATGGGGGAAGCCAATATTCCTGTCAATCATCCTTTTTAGGAATTCAGGAAGGAGGATTCGGATACGACCGAGTCTAGCTTCTTGGCTTGCGTCTGCCATGAAGACCTGAGTTTACCTCCAACTAGAGAGCCGGCTGAGATACCAAGCTTTTGTCTGGCTAGGTCTAAGCCAAGGAAAAACGCATCCGCCAAATCGGGCGACTTACCTAAACGCAATTTGTAGTCTCTTTTGGGTTCAACTGTTACTTTGCCCCCCGCGGTAGTATTGTATTTCCTGCCGGTCATCTCTTTTGCAAGATCTGGCACAATCCCCCTCAACTGCCCCGACCTCATATACTCCACGCCAGAAAACCATAGTTCCGTAACTCGATTGGTGTACTTATCCAAGCCGCGAATAGGGTTAGTTATACTGACGGGAAGTGTCGACGCTTTTTCACCAAACTTAATTCGTAGAATTCGATTCGACCATATTTCAGATAAAATGTCGCAAAAAGGATCTCCTGCTCCGGTGGCGTCGATAGCCAATCTTTCGGGAGGCACGCCGGACTCTTGGCAAACACGCATAACTTCTTTAGCGATCTGGAAGTTGCGAGGCTCTGCTTTAGTCACGTCTTCACGAAGATTATGAAATTTGTGTAGAGCGACCGCCGGCCCAGACTCTTCGGTTTGACCGTACTTAAGAATAGCCAATACGGATCTGTCTCCTCCATTTGTAAACGCAGGATCGAATCCGGCCAGGTAAAGAGGGGGCTGAGACCATCTTGGCTCTTTAGTGACATCATATTTCCTAAAGTCTGCTTCTGAATATATACCTTCCTCTGCTCCGACGGGCGCGGGGAAGCTACGTATGAATCGCCAGAAAGAAAGAGAGTTCTCGCCTTCGTTATCGATTGCGTACTTAACTTGCTTGGAGGTTAGCAAAAAAGGCCATTTGTCGTCGTGCTCAATGTTCGGAGTTTTTAATCCGTCAAGGTGAATACATTTTCCCGTCTTTGTTTCCCATTCTTCTGCGTCGACTGTAATTGAATTCCACCCGTCTTTCGGCGTGGAGAATACTCCAAACGGATCGTATTGCGAGTTGAAGTTCCCTAAGGCTACGCATTGAAACTGGGGGTTTGCATTAAGATTGGAGATGGCTTCAAACACGGAATTAGTTACGTCCGTCGCTTCGTCGATAATCAAAAACACTCTTTTGTTTTTCAATCCGATAAGTTTTGCTGTCGCTTCTTTTTCTTTGTCTGGACTTGACGGAACCAGGGTAATAGACGAACGATCCGATGCTTCGCCCGATTCGGACGCGTCCAGAACAATCTTTCCCATCGAGTCAACTAACTTGCCCGGCAATCCTGGAACTTGCATATACCGTTCACGAATTGATCCCCACAAACGTTTACGGGCTTCTCGAACGCTAGTCGTGGTAACCAGCACTAAAGTTTCGTGCGGGGCGCAAAGCCAATTTACAAGACCCCACATGGCCATAGTCGATGTTTTTGCGGAAGACTTCGGGCCGGAAATAGCTAAATAGTTTTCTTCGCAGGCTCGCTCAATCATCCAGTCGGCCCAAGGATGCCAGTGAAAACCATTTTTGCTTTTTGTTTTATGGTAGGGCCAAAGCAGATTCACTACATTCTTAAAATGCTGGGCTTTACCCAAACCTCCGTCTTCAGGCTTCAATCCCATTTTGAAAGCCAATAATTCGATGTCGAGGTCTCCAGCTCCATCTGGCCAGGACTTTCCATATTTTTCTATAGGCAAGGGACTACTCTGCATAATCACTTGACAGTTGTCAATTTGAGTTCACTCTACCCAGCACGATGAACATACCCCTAAAAAATGAACAGTTGTACAAAAGGCAAAGTCGGAGAGCGTGAGTGGCGCGACGTCCTCAAGGCGAAGGGCTTCGAAGCGCGCCGTGGTCGGCAGTTTTCCGGCAGTCCGGAATCGCCCGACGTTGTCAGCAACCTCCCATTTCACTTTGAAGTCAAGCGGGTTGAGGCCCTCAACATTAACAAAGCTATGGAACAGGCCAAACGAGACAGTGGCAAGAGTGTGCCAGTGGTGGCCCATAGAAAAAACAAGTGCGCGTGGCTTGTTACGATGGCTGCGGAAGATTGGCTTGAACTAGTTCGTGAAAAGCATTCAGACGCTTGTTCAACTCCGCCCGTGGCAGGAGAAATCAAAAAGTATTATACTTCAGGCAATTCAGAACCACTCGATCGCGCTGGATTGCTCTGATACTGGAACGGGAAAAACTGTTACGGCTTGTGCTGTAGCAAAAGAACTTGGCTTTGAATTTGCCGTAATAGCCCCCAAGATTGTACTTCCAGCTTGGAAAAGTTGGTGTAGCACTTTCGGGCTACAGCCAAAATTTGTGCTTAACTATGAAAAGCTACGGACGGGTAATACAGAATTCATAACTAAACTGGCGAGCAAGCAGTGGAATTGGAAACATAAGGGAAAAGATTTCCTTTATATATTTGACGAGGTGCATCGTTGCAAGAGTTACAAGTCTCAAAACGGAGCAATGCTCGAGGCCGCGGCTGGATCGAACGTTCTCATGCTGTCTGCTACCGCCGCGGGAAGTCCTATGGATATGCGTTTTACCGGGCGACTTCTCGGGCTTCACAACGGAGTGGATTACTTTAGATGGCTCCACAAAAACGGTGTGGTCAAGGCTCCGTGGGGTGGCATGACATTCCGTGGCGGGAAGCGTGTGCTAACCGATATCCACTCCAAGATATTTCCGGCTAAAGGCGTTCGTATTCGAATCAGTGAACTCGGGGATGCGTTTCCAAGTAACCAAGTAAACGCCGAGGTGCTGGACATATCTCCAAAGATTGGTGAGTTATACCAGAAAGTTGAAGAGGAGATTCTGGAATTAAAAGACCGGTCTCGTACTGACGCAGATCCAGAGAATCCTCTCACTAAACGTTTACGCATGAGGCAGGAAATCGAACTGCTTCGAGTTCCTGTAATTACGGAAATGGCGGAAGAGTTTATCGAGGAAGGCAAAAGCGTTGTGTGCTTTGTAAACTTTAGGCAAACACTCGATGCCATCGGGGAAAGAATGAAAAAACACAAACCGGTTTATATTCTTGGCGATCAAACAACCGACCAAAGAGAATCGGCAATTGCTTCTTTCCAAGCAAACAAGTCACACTTAATCATCTGCCAAATTGCGGCTGGCGGTGTAGGGGTCAGTCTTCATGATCTACACGGAAGGCCAAGAGTTTCGCTAATTAGTCCGACGTACTCTGCTGTTGATCTTAAACAAGCTCTCGGTCGTATTCATCGCACGGGAGCTAAAACTCCCGCGCTACAATACATCCTGTTCGCGGCTAGCTCGGTTGAAGAAGAGGTCAGTAAATCAGTAAAAGCAAAACTTCGGAATATTGATTTGCTGAACGACGGCGATTTACTCACTCACAATTAGCACTTGACGATTACGTTTTTAGGGTCACAATCCACGGCACGCTGATGGATACACAACACGCAAGATATAGCCCTAGCACCCTTAAAAGCCGGGAATTATGCCCAGGCTACGAACCTAAACGGGATGGAGAAGTTCACATAGTTACCCAACGTGGTACCGCTATGCATTACGCTTGCGAGATGTCCGACTTTTCAAAACTAAACGCCGACGAAACCAAGCTGGTTATGAAATGCTTGGATTACATTGAGCGTTTAAGATCGGAGTTATCTACCGATGCTTGATCTAAAAGAAATTAAGTTAGAGGTTTTTGACCAATGGGGTTTTGTCGACCGATTGATGATTCGTGGGGATAAGGCTCATCTTATTGATTACAAATTTGGATTTAACCCTGTTGACGATGCGGAGCATAATGCTCAGATGTGGGCCTATACTTTAGGCGTTTTTGATAAACACGACTATATCAAAGAAGTTACTGTACACATTTTACAACCTCGTCTAGATCTTATCTTCACTCACACATTTACCCGTGAGGGAGACTACGAAAGAATACACAAACGAATAAAAGGAATCATCGACAAATGCAAAAATCATACAGAAGCCGATTACACGCCTGGGGATCAATGCGTTTACTGCCACAAGCTAGCAGACTGCCCAGCAGTCCACGGAGCCACAATGCAGATCGTTAAAGCTTATGACATGGCGCATGACGCTCAATTGCCAGAACTATTTCAACCCGGCCAGTTGTCCACGCCAGAGCGTAGGGCTCAAGCCCAGCGTATAGCGATGGTCATGGAGGCTTGGTGCTCCAGCGTTCGTAAACATAATTTAGAATTTGCCAAAGAGGGTGGTGAAATACCGGGCTATGGATTGAAAGAAATCCAGGGCCGCAGGGAAATTAAAGACTCTCAGAAAGCTTGGGATTTGGTGAAAGGTAAACTTACTCCAGAGGAGTTCAGCTCCGCCTGCGAGATTAAGTTCACAGATTTGGCCGATCTAGTTGCGGCCAAGGCGCCTCGCGGTCAGAAGACCGTGGCGAAAGAACAACTGGAAGATGACCTCATCGCTGCCGAAGCAATGACGCGTGGTGAGCCATCTTATCAACTAAGAAAAAATAAAGAGATAAAACAAATAAAATGAAAACATCATTCAGTAAGAAGGATAAAGAAGCCGTAGAGGCAACCGAAGATAAAGCGTTGGCTGTGGCGGAGAGCAAGTCTCCTACCATCACCAACCGTAACGCTGGGGTAGACGGAGAGTTCAAAGCTTCCGACTTCCTTATTCCTAGGATTAACCTTGTGGGTAAGACTGGCAACCTTAGCAATAACTTCCAACCGGGCTCCTTTGTATTCAACAAAGAGATGGTAGTTGGCAGTAAGGACTCCTCAATGGAAGCCATTATCACTCACATCCAAAAGAAGTACATCCAGGAAATCCCTTATGGGACGGATGTAATCCCGAAGATTTTTGCCTCGCAAGCCGAGGTAGAGGCTGCGGGTGGAACTTTGGATATTTCTGAGTCGGACGATGTGGATCGGTATATTCCGTTCCTTGTCTTGACCCTTTTGGTTGCAGAGCCGAAAGATAAGAATCCGATCTTCTCTCTTGAGGGACCGGATAAAAAGAACTACGCGCTGGCGCAGTACAATCTCACCAAGAGTGCGTACCGCGGAGCGGGTCGTCAGTTGCTAACCGACAGTCAAACCGTCCTGCGTGGCGGGTTGACCAAAGGTCGGTATCAAGTCAGCAGCAAGCTAAACACCAACACGATGGGTAGCTGGTTTACACCCACGTTCAAGTTGGCTGGAACAAACAATGACGAGTTCCAGGCTTGGGCTTCCAGCTTGATCTAAGTAGATGAAAAAGGGGAGACGTTCCGGCATGGTGCGACGCGAGAAGCGTCGACAGGTTAGGTGTGTCCTGCCGCGTGAAACACCGGACGTCCTCCGCCAAGTGGTTAAGTTCTTCTCTGAACTACTGGAATCAAAATTTCAAAATGTAACGCAAGTAAAGGGTATATGGATCAAAACGAAATAGTTCCGCCTTCAATTCATGAGGTGGCTTCAGAAGCTTTTACTACGGTCACTAAGATTATGGAGAAAGGTTCTGACAAGAGTTCATTTGGTGAATGGTTCTATAAAGATTCTCGTCGGTATAACTCCGATAGAGCAATTAGCCACATTTGTAGAGCTATGATGCAAATCGATGGTAATAGACAAGATCCGGATTTGGGAGGTGAAACATCTATCGACCACCTGGAACGAGCTTTAGTAAGGACAGCCTTTCTATTGTTTAAATGCAAAAGGGGGAAAACTCAATGATTGATTCAATTTTATTATGGTTATTTGTTTGGATTAGTAAACGTTGGTTTAATTCTGTCGTTTTTGGAACTGATCCTGAAACAGAGCGAGCTACATCTATTTCATTCTTTGAGCATGAGCAGCACGCTGAACAATATTTGGAATTAATCAAAAGAGGAAAAAAGGAGATGGACAAATGATATTTCATTGGGTTTGGAAGAAGACTGGGTTTCCTTATTTGGAATCCCCTGAAACAGAAACAAAAAGTACAACCATGCCAAAAAAGAAAGGTAAGGTGTCAAGTGGAAAATCAAAGCGATCTAGAAAAAGATAGACTTGCTCAAAAAGTTGTTGCAGAATTGGATTACCTTTTAAAGGAAGGATTTTTATGTCTAAAGAACACGAAGGAACCTCGCATTGTTTTAAGCCGGGAGGCGAACATATGAGCCTAGATGCAATCATTGATACAGACACAATGAGTAAACAACCGGAATACATGCAAAGAGAGCTTCATAGGGTGCATCAGTTTTACAAACGTGTAACAGATCTGGCAGAAACAAACCACAAAACCGCCTCTACTCTTGTGGAGGAGAATGGGCGGTTAGAAAATGAGAACGAGGGGCTTAGAGAGTTCTGCCAGGAACTCCTTGGCTCTATGGCAGACCTTGAAGATGAATGCTCGGGGTTCAGACACAAGGTTAGGTCAGCCGTGCTCGAATTACTACCACATCAGAAAGAAGAAAAAAATGATTGAATTAGCTATACAAATTAAAAACGAAATTGGGACTGACAAGATCAGCGTGGAGATGCTTCCCCGTGATAGCGAAGCAAACATTATAGAGAAGGACGTGCTTAACGGTCTCTTCCCACACGTTGTTGAGCTTTTAAATGGACTTCTCGGTGGTGAAGGATTCCGCAAAATGGAGAGAATGGCTCAGGAAGTTCCTCCTCAGGAATCTCGTATTGTCGATAAAAATGGAGCTCCTACATCTATTCCGATGGATGAGGAATATCTCTTAAAGAAAGGTTTGATTGAGCCCGAAGGTGGCGTTCAACCTATCGACAAGAGTTCAGTAACTATCATAAGCTAATGTCTCCTGCCAGTGAGAAACTGGCCGATCAATTCACCGTGATACCTTACCCATTCGTGGGTGAGCATCGCGATGCAATCGAGGCTGAATATGCGATGCTGCTTAATGGTGGGATAAGACCAACTGAAGTAGTTGATCTCATTCTTCATGCCTTGGAGATATTATTAAACAAAAGAAAAAAAGCAGAAGGAACGAACACTTATGATGAAGCCACAACTCAGGTGTCTGATATGCTTGGGCGCCTTGTGGTTTTTGAAGAAATGTTCTCAAATAAAAAACAAAAAAAATAAAAATGAATACATATGCAATTGACTTTGAAACATATTACGACAAGGAGACATCAATCACAACACTTGGGCAGTGGCATTACTTGCGAAACCCAGCTTCAGATATCTACATGGTTGCCATTCAGGGGCCGGATGTTGACTACGTAGGCTGTCCTAAAAAAGCCCCGTGGGAAAAAATTGATGGCCACAAGTGGGTGGCTCATAACTACAGCTTCGACGGCGCGGTGATCGAGAGGTTGCGGGAGCAGGGATGTGTTCAATCCAAGCCTGTAGCTTGGGACTGTACTGCAAACCTTTCGGTTGCCGTAGGTGCTCCGCGTAACTTGTTAGGTGCTTCCAGAGAATTGCTAGATCGTCATATCGACAAAGATCCGCGCGACAAGATGCACTCTAAGAAGTGGAGCGATGTCGAGGGGACTGAGTTTGGAAAAGAAGTATTAGAGTATGCTCGCCAAGATGCCAAGGCATGTCTTGGTATCTATGAGAAGTTTTCAGGTGATATGCTTCCAACGGAATCAGAACTATCCAAGCACACCATTGAGATGGGGTGGCGCGGGATTCAGGTCGACCAGGATGCTGTTTCCTCGGGCATTAAAGCTCTTCAAAGGGTTACTTGGGAGAGTGAAAACGCCTTGCCCTGGATCGATGAGACGGATGGGGTGGTGCTTTCGACAAAGGCATTCCGCAGAGAATGTGCGAAGGCTGGCATTCCATGGCCTACTTCGTTGGCTGAGAACTCTGAAGAGTGTGCATTGTGGGAGTCCCAGTACGGTGAGCAAGTTCCTTTCGTCGGGATCATGCGGGACTGGCGCAAGGCAAACTCTTTGCTGGCCAAGTTAAAGGTCATGCAGGGTCGCATCAAACCAGACGGAACTATGAGCTACGGATTGAAATACATGGGTGCTCACACTGGTCGTTGGTCTGGTGATTCGAAGTTCAACGTTCAGAACCTCCCTCGCAATGAAATGTTCGGAGTAGACCTTAGAGGTTGCATCGTACCCCGGCCAGGTAAGAAGTTTGTTATCTGTGACTTGGCTCAGATCGAGCCGCGGGTACTTGCTTGGTTGTCTGGTAACGAAGGACTCTTGGACGCGATCAGGAACGGTTATGGCATCTACGAGGCGGCGGCTAAGAACATGAGTTTATGGGATGGCCCGAAAGGGACATTGAAAAAGACTGACGCTCCATTGTATCAATTGGTAAAGGCGATGGTGCTTGGCCTTGGCTACGGTGCCGGGGCGAAGAAATTCGCTCTTATTGCCAAGATGCAATACGGAATCGACATGACAGAAACCAAGTCAAATATGATTGTCAATGATTTCCGTACAAGGAATCAGCCTATTCTTGATCTATGGCGAAAGTTAGAGGGCGACTTCCAGCGGGCGAAAGCGGACAAGCAGTTCGAGGTTGGCTTGCCAAGCGGTCGAGTTCTTACCTACCGGAATATTATGTCCCAATGGCCAGACAAGCAGAAGTATGACAAAAGTGGTAAAGCTAGGAAATCGGCTTGGACGGCTAAAGTCGAAAGGGGAGGACCGCAGATTCCATTTTACGGAGGGAAGCTGTGCGAGAACCTTGTCCAGGCTGTAGCTCGCGACGTCATGGGCGCGGCAGTATTGCGTTTGGAGAAAGCTGGATGCCCCGTTGTGATGCATATTCACGACGAGGCCGTTTGCGAAGTTGACAATTCAGTTCCGGCTGGTGAGATTGAACGTCTCATGAGCGTCTGTCCTGAATGGTTGGATGGGTGTCCAATAGGTGCGGAAGCGACCGACGCAGTGAGGTACAAAAAATGAACCTCTTTCGTATACCCAATTTATCGTCGTCGATTGCCAGCTCATGCACACCTTGGGACGGTAATGTAAACCAGCCACCTAGTCTTGAGCCAGAAGTTGCAAAGCGTTGGGCCGTTCAGAATTCAACTGACGGAATGTTCGTCAGCGGATTTGAAGGTCGTGCCGCGGCTATGCGTGTTACCAGAGATAACCCCCCGGCAAAGATGCATGCGTTCATTGCAGACTATGATTGTGAACTTACATCTGAAGAGTTTATCTCTGGGGTTGGGGCTAAAGCCAAGGCTGGATTAAAACCTATGTACGCTCACCGTACTCCGAGTGGAGGTGCGCGGGTTATCTGGATGTTTGAAACACCCATGCAGATTCCAGTCGGACTATTGCCGGCGTTCTTAAAACGAGTTGCCAAAGAGCTGGGGGCAAAGCGTTTGTTTGCTGGGCTTGATGACAATCATGTTAAGCCCGAGCAGTACTACGCTTGGTACTTGCCAATGACCAAAGTAGGAGATGTCCCTTTAAGGACAGAGACTTTGTATAGCTGGTTTGCTTCGACGATTGACGCCGACCATAAGTACCGCGGGGAAGGCCCCGTTGAGATCCCGATGGATCGTGTACGCAATCGCGTACAGGAAATGTACCCCGACAAGTTGCTGGGTAATCTGGAGGTCAACGGCAGAACCAATGCATTCTGGACTGCGACTTCAGACAATCCTACTGCTTGCGTGGTTACTCCCACTGGTATCGTTAGCTTCTCTCAGGACAAGAGCTTCTATAGCTGGGCAGAAATCCTGGGTGCTGGCTGGGTCAAAGAGTTTGAGGAGGATCGTCTAGGCGCACCTCTGGCAAATTATTACTTCGACGGCAAGCGGTACTGGAGGCAGGACGGTCGTGGCATCTGGCGCGATACAGACTCCGAGACTACCCGCAAGGATATTGCTGGTATCTACGGACTGTCTCTTGCTCCAATGCAACGAGGTGGAATGTGTGAAGTCGATCAGACGGTTTTGCGTGTGCGCGAAACACGGCGGGTTGACGATGCCGGTCCAATCCTATTCAGCAAAGAGGAAGTGGTTTACATGGGCGGTCGCACTGTTCTCAACATCTCGCGGGTCAAGGTTCTAGAACCTAGGACTGAAGTCTGTGAGAAGTGGGGTGATGGATTCCCTTGGATCGCGAAGTTCCTCGATGGGTTCTTCAATCCACACGACTCCCTCCAATACTTCTTAGCGTGGCTTCACCACTTCTACGTATCTGCCAAGTCGGGAAAGCAATCGCAAGGTCAGGCGATCTTTATCGCCGGACCGGTGGGAGTGGGTAAGACGCTTATGGGTACACAGATTGTATCCAGGCTGATGGGTGGTGGTTGCGACGCCTCGGGGCATATCTCCGGGGAGAGCGAGTTCAACTCGGAAATGTTCGAGGTGGGCGTACTCAACGTCGACGATACCATTGCTTCGACGAGCCACGAGAAGCACTTGCTCTTCTCCAATACGGTGAAGAAGTTTGTTGCCAATCGTCGCCATCGTTACCGCGCCATGTGGAAGAACCCAGCCACCATCGAATGGTCGGGTCGAGTGTTCGTTACTTTGAATGACGATCCCGACTCCATGCGGGCGGTTCCATACACAGACGCGAGTATCTTGGACAAGCTTATGCTGTTCAAGGCATCGTCTAAGGGTATGGACTTTCCCCATTCTCAGGAACTACAGCGTATCCTAGACGGGGAGCTTCCAGCATTTGCCAGATGGTTGACTGACTTTGAGATCCCGGAGGAGCTTAAGTGCTCAAATCGGTTCCAAGTTAAGTGCTACCACCATGCCGATATCTTGGAAGATACCCGGACTACCCATCCTAACCATGCCTTCTCGGAGTTGCTGGACGAATTCCTCATCGGGTTCAATCAGGCTAATCCAAAGGAAAGAACATGGAAAGGTTCAGCTACCCAGCTGCTTAACCAGATGCTGAATGACCAAAACCTCACCAACCTTACCCGCCATTATGCCTCCACACCGGAAAAAATGGGGCAGAGGTTGGCAAAGCTAATGACGACTAAGGGTATTGAGCGGGTAACCGTAAATGGTAAAGTCATTTGGAAGATCCCAGTAATAGAACCTGACAAAAATGGCTAATATATTAATTAATACCGCCTGTTGTTCCGCGGCATGTGGCGCGGTAACCGATCCGTGTTTATGCCCGGGGCAACCTGGAGTTTATGTTTATTTGGAATCCGCTTGCTCCGCGTATCAAAACCTTTGTGGTACACAGGCATTTACAGGTCCGCAAAGGTGGTTTGCTACTTATGAACAAACATGTAATTTGAATTACTCAAATACCAGTTATGGGGGGGCGGAAGATTTGGTACAAGTAGCTATACAAGCTGAAAACTCTACTACCTATTATAAGTCACAAAGTACAGATGAACACTATGTAGATGAAAACTGTGATATTGTTGGGTCATGTGGAGAAACAACATACACACATACTGGGACAATTTACATATATTGGTTTGAGCAGTATATATCTGGGTCAACATTTACGCGGATAGTGAACGCCACATGTACCACATATCCACCAGATCCCGCGCAAAGTGAATGCACTGGTACTGAAACAAGAACCTATGTATATTCAGACGGCTCAAGTGATACTACTACGCTCGATTGGCCGTGTTTTACATGTTTAACAAGTCTAGTTTGTTCCAATTCAGATCCGACTACTACTGTTACAACAGATACAACGCAGACAATTACTTCGAGCATTGGATCAGTTGAGAGAGTGTTATCGGATGAAATAACGTGTGACGCGGAATCGGGATTACAGGTTGAGGCGGCGATTTGTAAATCTGAAAACTGGGATCCAATGCCCATCAATCAAGGGTATGAAATAGCTCCAAGAATTGAAGGAGATCCGGAAAGTACATTTACTCCTACCTGTATCAATCTTGTAGTGGAAACTGATATAGAAGGATGCATATATTGTGTTAATAGGGGGAACATATCTTGGGTACTTCCTCCTCCGGAATCTGGTTCAGTTGAGGTAACTCTATGCCAAACTGAAATTCAACAACCTCCAATATTGCCATGCGAGGATGGGGGAACAACATATACATTGACATATTCTGAAGACTCTACGGACATTATTTTAGAAGATTTATCCACGGGTTTTATTTTTGAACTTGGTGATCATATAGCTCAAATATGTGTATTAGACGCAGTATATATTGCTGCCCCATAATTTATGAAATTCAAAATAGCAGACATAGCAAAAGCAGCGGAAAGAAAGCCTGTTGGTTACTACCAGGATGTGATGGCCCATGGAAAAGTTGAGGGCGAATACCTGGTTTTATCGGTGGATAACTTCAAGAAACTCCGGTTAAAGTACCGCGGGGAGTCGGTTATGGGCCTGCCACCGATCATGACACAGGCCAAAACACTGTCCAAAGCAATGGTTGACTTCGCCGGCTCAGGGTTTAAAAAGGTGTCACGCGAGGTTTTTGACAAACGTATGAACGAATGCAACAAATGTGAATTCTGGCAAAAGAATGCTTTGGCCGGAATGGGCAGATGTATGAAGTGTGGCTGTAGCGGGGCAAAGCAATGGATGCCTACGCAACAGTGCCCTATCGGGAGGTGGGGCAAGGAGACCTGAAACTCCTGCCATACCTGTTGGGTTGCCTTGTGCTGACAATCCAACCAACGGTAGAAGTTCATCATCAGCCAAAACCAAACAAAAAGATAAAAGTACGTTTGACTGCGTACTGGGTGGGGCAAGACCAATGGACAAACAAGCTACAGTCTTCCACTGGACGCAGACTAATCAGCGGAAGATCGTGCGCCGTGGACCCCAAAGTAATACCGTATGGGTCGACTCTTATTGTCGAGGGTAAAGAATTTGTCGCAATTGATACGGGAACTGCGGTGTTATCAAGGAAGGCATCGAACGGCAGATATCCCGTGGTTGATTTGTTTTATAAGTCGGAAAAGCAAGCAATGCTTGCGCTTGACAACTTACCCACGTATGCTTGGGTGGAATTAAAGGGCACATCAAAATGAGCAAAAAAATTTTATCAGCAAAGCGGGTTCCATTGTCCCCAAAGATTGGGAAGCTTCCCGCTATTAAGATTGTGGCGGAGCGCAAGGTTGACTATGTAGAATTAGACCTTGACGTGGACGACGAAGCGGTGGCAGTATTGGCAAAAGCTGGATTGGAAACAATCCGGAATGATAAGGAAGCTCTAGTGAATTACGCGATCACAAAAGCCTTAATGGACCTTGTCAAAAACGAGAAAGAAAAAAATGCAAGACACATTGCTTAAGACGTTTCTCGGGGCAGTAGCCGCGTTGCTCGGAGGTGCCATATGTATATTTATAGCCGTGGTTTGGTTTCGGTGTTGGGAATATTCTCGTTCGTTCTTTCGTCGTTTGCAGAAGCCCAGGAAAAACAAATCCTACCGTCGGTAGTCCGGATTCAAGTTGTAACAACGGGAGGAACTATCCGCGGGACGGGATTCGCGGTAGAGGGCGGGGTTATAACGGCAGCCCATGTAGTTGATAAATCCAATCAGGTAAGCGTGCTATGCGATGACGGCGACGATACCGTTGTATTTGACGGAGATGTGGTTCGTAAAGATACGCTTTTGGATTTGGCGTTCATCCGGGTCAAGAATGATTTTGAAAAGACAATCAATCTACCAGCAGTAAAGTTTGCCACAGCTTTTCCTGTAAAGCCGGGTATGCCTGTCTATGCCATTGGTAATTCTTTAGGATTCACGCGTACCATCTCCGCGGGGATTGTATCGGCTTCAGGCAAGAAGTCGGGTGAGCGTTTCCTATACTCCGATGTTTTGGTTCGGAAGGGTAATTCTGGCGGACCGCTAATCAATTTTAACGGAGAGGTTATCGGCATGACGTTGGGGACGATCGACACTTCGCTGGCGGGTGAGTCTAGGACAAAGGACACGGCACCAGAGTTTGCGTATTGCATCTCTGCGGCTGATATCGTTGAGTTTCTTGAGGCTGATAAGACTAACCAGAAATATGACGGATTCTTGGGCGTAATTGGAAAGCCAGTAACTACGGGGTATAACCAGCCGGGTTGTGACCAAGGGCTACAGATCACCCGCACAGTGCGTTCTTGCGGTCTCCAGCCAGGCGATATTGTATTTATGCTAGCGGACACACCTATCACATCCCAGCGTGACATGATCAGGGTTATCCGCTCGCTACAGCCGGGTACGTTTGCAAAAGCCGATATTTTAAGGAACGGACAATTCAAAACGGTGGAAGTATCGATTGTAAAGAACAATGACCTTTGATACCCGCACTGATCTGGTTAGGAACCTGGTTAGCTCGGGTGGAGTGATCGCGGAGGTCGGAGTCCTCAACGGAGAGTTTTCAAAGGAGCTAATCGAGATCCTCAATCCTTCCAGGATCTATATGATCGACCGATTTGAGGGCAACTGTTTCTCGGGGGATCGGGACGGAAACAACGGCAAGGTCTACGATCTAAATGCAGCTCACAGCAGCCTTGTGGAATATGCTAAGTCCAAACCAGCGGTAACCCTTTTGAAGGGGGACAGCTCAACGTTACTAGGCACGCTAGAGGCTGATTCACTGGACATGATCTACCTGGACGGTGATCACGAGTACCCGGGGTGCAAGAAGGACGTAATTGCGTCCTGGAGGCTCTTAAAGGCCGGTGGGTGGCTTATGGGCCACGACTACGCTACCAACATGGACAAAGCCCTGAATAACTATGTTTTTGGCGTAAAGAAGGCCATCGACGAATTCTGTCAGGACTATAACCAAACCATTCACGCCCTTGGAAACGATGGTATGGTATCTTTTGCTATTAAGATCTCTAAGTAATTGAATCAAAGGTGGAAGCACTTCTGCTTTCAGCAAAGAGACTTACGTATCCCATATGTCGTAGTTGTAACTCCTTGATACATGGATAGGGTGGGGGGTCGAATGGATGGTTAAATTGATCTATATAATTGTGTATCAATGATTCATAGCTTCTAGGGTGGTAGGGTGGGGGGTGTAGGGGTGGTTTTGAACTCGTTGTTCCTACAGCTTTGTGTGTGTGGCGTGTGTGTGCAAACACCCGGAACGAGTTGGGATACCCCCACCCAGTGGGACCACCCCCACCCTCTCTTTCTTTATATTTATATATATTAATAGTAAACATACACTTAGACAAGGACCCAAGGTTCAAAATTTGGGTGGGGGTACCCATTTTTGACCCCCCACCCTAGGAGACACCCCCACCCTAAATCGTAGCCCTTTGGGGATAAACTCGAAGCAACGAAGCCATCTCACCGTACTTATCGACCATGGACTTCTTGAATCCACAGAAATGGAACAGTTGCTTGGATAAGTCGAGTTCGTTATACCCAGCAAACAATTGTACCTTTTGGGCTATGTCGTTGCACTTGCTCATTTCAAAGTTCGTCGACAGGCAGATTCCATAGTTGTAGGATGACTGCTCCAGGATAGCATCATCTGGTAGTATCGTTTGAATATGGGGTTCGAACAGGGACCTTACCTTGGCTGTGAACCCTAGGTCTTTGAATCCGAAGGTTCCAGCGTTTATCCCTTTTAGCATAGTGAACTTTAACCTATCGAGATTGGGTGCCCGCTTGTATTCAAACCATTCGCGGGACATATCGTGCCGCTCTTCCGTTACGATCGTAAAGTCTTTGGTTGGGTCGATCAGATCCATTGGATTGCCGAAGTAGATAATGTCTGGATCCAGGAACAAATAGTAGTCATACCCTTTGGGGATAAGTTCGGAGTACTTGAGGAAACCGCCGTAGAGGTAATCCTTTGGGTCGACAATAACTTTGTGACTAAATCCTTCCGGGCCTGGATTGTTTGACATTACGCAGAAGTCGACGTTGTCCGGTAGAGTCATGTTCGCGACTAGGAGATCGATGCACTTGTGGGACTCCTCGTTGAAGTCTGTCGCCGTGTAAACCAGAACTTTCACCCACAGGATTCTGTTAAAGATATTGCAAAAGTCAACTTAACTATAAGAGCCAAGGCCAGTCTTGCGGCTGTTCTTTACCATTGCTGGAGCAAGTTGAGAAGCATAGTCCAACAACCATTTAACATCGGGCTTGCTTGGGTCTTGCTCTTCATAGAGAGCTTTCCAACCCCTAATAGCCTCGGGTGAATAACCCTCAATAGCCTTTTCGTAAGGTGTCTTCCTTACGTAGTTCTTTAAGTCGTCCTCGCCTTCAAATCTGCCCTCGCCTTTTTTAAACCTTTCGCGCTGAATCCTACCGACCACGTTTACCAATTCACTAGGTTCGGCCATGTAATTTGATGGAGTTCCTTCCTTATCTGCATTCTTTACCGCGTACATTGGGCCCCCATCTCCGTAAACAAAAGGCTTGGTGAAGTGATGCCCAATCTCATGTTCTGCCGCCGAAGCCACATAATCTTTCCCCAAACTCTTTTCATAAGATTCGGGAGTGAATGCGTTTACTTTCATGAATTCTTCAAACTTCTTTTTATCATCAGGCGTCATTGAATTTGACTTATAGAGTTTAAGTTTATCTCGTTCTTTCGCTAAATATTCCCCGCCCTTTACTTTCACGAAAGGATAAACATCTCCCCCTTCTCCCTCAGGACGCGCCTTGGCCTTGTAACTTGAGCTAGCCCTATCGAATTGAGTTAGGACTGGATCATAGAATTTGTCGTAAGCTTCTTTAGTTTGATCAGCAAATTGTCCACCTCTCGAAGCAGCGTATCTTTTAGCCTTCTCCACTTCGGCCTGCATACGTTCACCCCCACCATAATACGGGCTAGCCATATTAGCCATTGATATATTTGTTAAATCATAAACAGGATTTCCGTTTTCATCGAACAACTCGTTATAATTTCTAGCTGGACTATCCAGTGGAGATGTTTTACCTAACGGCATTTTTCTGTCTCCCCATTAGACGATTGAATTCTTCTTGAGTAATCAAACCACGTTCAAATTGATAAACAGGATCCTCAGGATCCGACGGACCAGCGAACATAGGGTTCAGGAACTCATACTTGGGCGCTTCGGCTATCCCTCTGACTAAACCACCAAGAATACCGGAAGCGTATTTACCAAGACCAGTAGCTTTCGCCTTAACTGGCGTGGCCTCAACATCGATAACCGTGTTCTCGGCCGGTGGAAGAGCAACTTCTTTTTTACCATATTTACTAACTAACAAATTGTTGCGTATTTTTTCTAAAGCAGAACCCTCTCCCGGCAACTCAGCCAGTTTGTTCCCGTAAGTCATCAGGGTTTTTCTGGCTCTTTTAGCGGCCTGTCCTTCAATACCTCCAGGATATTTCTCTAAATCACCACCATAGGTTTCCAAATCCTTTAAACTTTGCACTAATTCCGAAGCCCTTTTTTTCATTGCTATCTGAGAATTAAGGACAGCCTGCTCCTCCAGCAATTTTCTTTTAGCTATTTCCGCCATCTTTTGAGATTCAGATGACTGGGGCCTGGGTGGCAGTTTTATAGTGCCGCGGAACTCAGGCGCAATTTCAAAATTTGGACCCATCAAGTAAGTGTATTTTCCCCTTTACAGAAGTCAATCCGGTTGAGACACTATTCGAATGCTATGGGGATTCTTTCTTGGCTTGCTCGTATATTGGATCTACGACCAAAGCCGTAAACGTTGTGGCTGGTGCAGGAGGAAATTATGAAATCAGTAGGACTTAACTTTAGGTTGTTTGGCTACATCTTTAACTTTCAGATCAATCTTTATCGATCCGCGCACCAAGCCCCCGTATTCCATTACGGTTCGGTATCGAACTTCGGTAGGTGGAAAGTCCCGCCCGCGGGGATCAGCAACGAGTACAAGCCAAAAAGAAAACGTAAATAATGTCCACCCTTAACGAAAACATTCCGAGCTTCAAGGCGATGGTTCGGAAGTCCTTCTTTACAAAAGATGAGACAGATAGAAACGAGTTCTACAATGTTTATGTGTTCGCCCTACAATCATACCCAGGGACGATCCTGACCTTTCACGTCATGACCGATGCAGGGATGCTTCGAAGCCGAGTCCCCATGTCTGAGATCTATACCCACGAGCCCACCAATGACATCCCGTTTAATTACAAACAGCTTTGGGATTGTTTCTCGGAAAACGTGACCGTAATCGACTACAGCTTCCTAGCCTACCACCGCGCCCAGATTGTTTTGAGGGACGGA